GTCGCTGGGCTTCGTCGGTGCCCGCCCCCTCGATCGACAGCACATAATCGGGACGGGCCATGTTATCGAACAGGGCCTTGTCGCTGATCCGCTTGGACACTGACAGGCCGACCGTAGACCACGCGGCCTCCATCGGGCCATAGCCATAGTGCAGGTCACGCACGCCGCGATTGATGGCAAAGTGCAGCACCTCATCCGGTGCGAACCGATGTTCCCGCATGTACCCATTGCCGAAGGTGTAGCCCTCGATCATATCGTCGCCGTCAGGCTTTCCGGGGATGATCCGCGTCCAGTCCGGAGGCATCGGCCAAAGCTCGCTAGGCCGCATCAACGATTGTGACATGACCGGGTGCATGTAGGCGTTGCCGGTCAGTTGCAGCGAGACAAAGCGGAAAGTCGCCAGGTCGAACCCGTTAAGCATCGGGTTTACCGTGCGGAGCAGGCTTAGCGCCGGGTGGTCCGTAACCTCCTCGAAGTCGCCGCCGAACTCAGCCAGCTTATGGCGGACAGCCGCGCTGGGCCGGTGGTCGTGATGCTCGCCGCGAAGATACTTGACGCGACCGCGGGGGACCGGCCGCCCGTCATAGGTGGCCGGCCCCATACCCATCGCCTTGAGTTGCGACGCCGAGCGTTTGCGTACATACATCCGAAGCGGGACCGACGCCGCAGCATTGGCGTTGCCGGTCACACACCGATAGACCCATCCGCTGTACTGGTTGACCGCCCGAGCATAGTCAAACGGCCACGGCTTAGCCCCGTAGTGGCCCATCCCCTCATACGGCGTGATGGCCGACTCGGTGTACAGGTCGCGGGACTGCTGGGCCTTCTGGCCGCGATAGGGTGCGGGCTTGTTGGAAAGTTTTACCATCGGTCCTCCGTGTCATCATCGTCGAACCAGTCGCCGACGGGGGCAGGGTCGTTGTCTAGCATTGAGCCGCCGATATAGATCGTCTGCGGCATGTACGCCCGCTTGCACTCGTGGGCGAGGGCCATTGCACAAACGCCGTCGTCGTGTAGCCCGGCGGGAGCGGTGTAACGAACGCCGGTCCGCGTGTACTCGTACTCAAAAACCTCCAGCTCAGCGATAGCCTTATCATCGGCAATCCCGGCCTTGCCCTGCTGGATCGCCACCGCCAAGCCTTCCATGATCTGCTGCTTGCTTTGGCTTGTGAACTTGAACCCTTGGATGTTTTTGCGAACCGCGATAAGGTCTTCGACGATCGGGTCGCCGACGCCGGTCGAGTCGATCAGTGCAGGCTTGTCCCCGACGATGGCGAGAATCCGCTTGCGGGTATCGCCCCACGAGCCTTGCCACCGCTCGCTATGCACCTCACGCCCCTGGTCGTCGATGCCGTATACCCATGTCCAGTCATGTGACTTCGCGAGGTCAACGCCATAGGCTACGGGAGCGCCGACAGACTGGCGGGCAATTTTGCACGCCCGGATCGCGTCGATGCCGAACGGGTTGCCGCCGTCGTCGCTCGGCTCGCACAGGTACAACTCGCGGAACACGTTGTCGGGAAGTGCGCCCTGAGCATCCTCAATTTCTGCCCGGTCCAAGACGCCCGCCTCTACTGCGTCCCACGCGATAATCTTGTGATACTCGTAGTTGGCGTTGGACTCATCCTCGGCCATCCGAGCGATGCGATAGCCCCAGTTCCCCCGGCCCTTGACGTTGCCGATGAACCGCACAGGGCCGCGTGTCGCGGTCAAAGTGGATCGCACCGCGTGCCATGATTCCTCCCGCAAGCGCGTAAACTCGTCCAACACCGCATCGGCCACGTCCTCGCCGTACAGGTTATCCGGTTTCTCGCCCGACTTGAACACCCAACGCGCGCCGTTGTCAAACGTCAGGTACATATCATTGTCATTGGTCTTGCATAGCCCGCGAAACATCTTCTTGGCCCGGCGGTAGGCGATGTTGGACTGCGGGTAGACCGGGGCAACCCACCAATGCTCGCGGGCTTTACCGTCGCTCATGACGCGGTAGGCTTGCCACACGATGCAGCCTAAGGTTTTTCCTGCCTTGGTGCTCGCCTCAATGACCGAGTAGCGTGCGGGCGAAAAGATAGCCCGCCGCTGCTTAGTGTACAGGGCTGGCATGTTGACCTTGATGGGTTCGGCTGCCGTGCTCATTCTTCGTCGGTCACTCCGGGGATGGTCACGTCGTACACCGAGTGCCGGGCGTCCACTTCGACTTTGCTCGGCTGATCCAGGCCCAACAGCTTCCGCAGCGACTCACAAGCCTTGATGTACGCCGTCACGCTCTGCGGGTTGCCCTGCTGATACGCCTTGCTTGCGGCGACCCGGCGCATCGCGTCTTGCAACCGTTCCACCTGCGCCTCAAGCTCGGCCTCGGCAAGGTCGGCCCGTTGTGCCGCCGCTTCTTGCAGTGCGGTCTTGACGTAGCCGTGGGCGGTACTGACCGAGCATTCGAGCTTGTCCGCGATCTGCCGGAACGTGCATCCGCCTATGTACAGCTTCAACGCATTCACCGCTTGGGTCGTTGCGTTCGCCGTCTGTATCTTGTTTCCTTTGCGTCTTCCCATTGTGGTTTTGTTCGCCCGAATGGTGTTCGGCTCAGTTGAGCCCTAAAGCTTCTTTCTGTTAGTTGCTACCCGTCAATCCCCACGAAGTTTCCGATCGCAAAGCTCGCCGCGTCGGGCACCGTAACCGACAATCGTTCGCGACTGACTCCACGCCAGACCCGGTAAACCCCGCCCCGTGCCATGCCGGTGAACTCGTAATAGCCGTTTGCATCGGTAGTCGCGGTGCGTACCTTTTGATCGAACACGTCGCCGCTCCCGGTCGGGGCGGTCACAATCTGGGCATATATTGCGACGCCCGCCTCAACGACCCCGGCTTCGCTGTAGGCGTAGCCGTAGCCGGTCGAGAAATCCGCTCCGCTGGCGGCCGGGCTGATTGCAGTCATGCTGTACGTCTCGGCCTCGGTGCCGTTGACGACCAGCGTTGTGCCGGCAAAGGTGTACCCGCCCTTGGTGATTGCAACGGTGTAGCTGGCGTCGTCAAGGTTAAATGTACACACGCCCGATACGTTCGTCGTTGCCGTGAAGGAGTTCACCCCCGCAGTCATGCGCACGGTGGCACTGCCCAGAGCGGTTGTCCCGTCATCTACGGTGATCGTGACCGTACGCGCCCCCGTGCCAGAACCCGAACTACCACCCCCGCCCACATCCTGCTGCACCAACCGAACATACCGCGTACTCGTGCCATCGGTGAACGTGTACAGGGCGTAGCCCTCGTCGCCCGACGCGGGCCGGTCTGCCGCGTTGTAGGCGAGCTGGTAGACAAAAAGACCCGCCTGGTCGTTGAGCTGCGTGATCGTGCCGGTTACGCCGGCGTCGGCAGTCTCGTTGACCGCGACTTGGGAGTTTGTGTTCAGGGCAGCGGCCACGCCATCGGTCGGGAAGATGAACCGGATTTCCTCGGTGTCGTCGAGTGCTCTGGCGATGGTGGATATCGAGTCGCCGCCGCTAACCGTATCAATAGCCGCGATAGAGGCGGGCAGCGTTGTGCCGGTATCTTCGAGGATCGCGTCAAGCTCGGCCATTGCAGATCCGGATGCGGGCGAGCCGGCGGTCGGGGCGAGTTTCAGTGCGTCCGCCACTTGCTGCTGGGTAAGCCCGCTTCCTGCCGAAATGTTACTGATGTCCGTAGCAAGGTCCGTATCGGTCGGCGTGCCAAGCGTGGCCGGTAGCGTCGTGCCTGTGTCCACCAGAATGTCGTCCACGATGCCGTCGATGGTGGTCAGCGTGTTGGGGATCGTGGTGCCGGTGTCAAGCAGGATCGCGTCTGCAATGCCGTCGATGGTGTCGATCTTGGTGTCAATCGCGGCCAGTGAGGCGGGTATGTCGTCGCTTTGCAATTCGTTGGTGTCGGCGAGGATCGCATCAATCAGCAAGTCCAGCCGTCCGCCGTCGATTAGGTCGGTCAACACAGCAGCACGAGCGGCAGTCAGGCGGGCCGCGTCGGTGGCGATGCCGCTTAGTTGGGTGTCGACGTTAGCCGATGCGAGGCCGAGGGCGGTTCGGATTGCGGCGGCGTCAAGGTCGTTCAGCCCGGTCAACTGGTCGCCCTTGGCAATCGCTCCCGGAGCAACCTTGGCGGCCGTGATCGCGTCGGCGCCGATAGCCGCCGCGTTGATCCATGCGGACGGGGCGTTGGTGCCGAGGGTGGTGAGAGCGGAGTCGGTTCCCCGCATGTCGCTGTTTGTCGTCGTCGTATCAACCAGCACAACGCGCGAGACGTGGCCGCTGCTGTTGATTCCCAGCGACGTAAAATTGGCGGGCCGCGTGTAAATCACCATGCTCGGCAGGGCGATGACCTGCACGCCTGCCGTGCTGGATTCGGGGTAGAACGTCAGCTTGTCGCCGTTGGACTCCGCTTGGGTCAAGTCGAAACGATACTGCCCGTCCTCTACCTCGGTGGGGTTGACATCGTTGCTGGCGGACTGTGTGCCATCATCGTCCTGCTCAATCTTGAGCGTGATGTTTGCAGCGTCTCCGGTGACTGGCTCGCCAGCGTCAAGCGTGGCGTGTCCTTCGTCGGCGAATGCGAAGACCGTCAGTTTTTGCGAGGCTGTGTTTTTGAACATTTAAGCTGCCGCTCCCATCATGTATCTACGTCGCATTACCGCACCGCTTACGCCGCCGCCCACCACAGGCGGAACGTACATGCTCACAAGGGATCGCTTGGGGCGGACAAGGGCGAAGGGGTCGTGTGCAATTTGGGCGGCGTCTGATTCAGACAGCCATCGGTTGTAGATGTACAAATAGCCGAGGATGAATCGACCACGGAAACCCCCGCCGCCAAACTTGCCTATGTACAGGGCATTGTTTCTCGCTCCGCCAAGCGTACCGGCCGTGTAATCGGTGCCTGATAAATTGCCGTCCAGATACAATTCGACGCCGGCACGCCCTACATTGCCGACGATGTGGTGCCAGATGCCATCGTTTAGGCCGCCGGCCGTGTTTACCTGGTCGGTGACAATGTTCGGCGTTCGGCGGAACAACGAAACGGAGTTGCTTGGCGTGCTGGGCTCCGAAAAACTCATCGTCCATTCATTGTTTGAACCCTTCTCGACTAGCCGCCCGGATGTTTCACCGGGTGAGAAGTCTTGCGTCCCGATCGAACGAAAGCCCACAGCTACCGACTGCTCAAACCATCCGTGGAGGGCGTTGGCGTTTAGCGTGTCGTCGCCGTTGGCGTCGTAAACCCTTGTAGTGCCGTATGCTTCCGATCCCCACGATGTTGTGCCGCTCGGCGTAAAACTGCGGAGGGAAGCCAAATCATTCAGCGGGCCGCTACCCTCAAAAGGCACGACCGCCATCCCCAGCCCGTTGGCTAGAGGGTGAGCCCTGTTGATGGCGGGATACGCAGGCTGGACGAGGTAGCTGCTCATTACTCAATCGCGTCCAAGGTCGTGTACTCAACGTCGAGCGTGTGGCCGGTAGATCCGGTGGGAGCGGTGTAAGCGAAACGTACTGCACTAGCCGGGATTGACTCGGCGGGTAATGCCAGCGTGAACGTCTGCGTGCTGCTGGCGGTGAGGTTGGCGGTAAATGCTCCGCCAAAATCAAACCAGTTCGCGTTGTGCTCGATCTGCGGCTGAATGACCGCCCCGACCGTGATCGTGCCGGTGCCGTTGACGTGCTGAATCGAGCAAACAAGGCCGAGCTTGCTGGCGGTCGCGATCTCTGCCGTGTTGCCGGTCGCCGTGACCTGCGTCAATGCACCTGCTGTCTGTGTGGCGTCTGCCATTACTCAATCTCCCCATCCAGCCGGAGCCGGTCGAGTTGCGGTTGTCCAATGATGCCGAGGCCGAGGGTTTGTGAGCGGGGACGCGTCCGCTGGGTCAATGCAGCGACGGCGGCAAGGTCGGTCAGGGTCATCGGCAGTTGGTCGTTGTTGGCAAACGCGGTCAGCATCCCAGCCGTTGCGGGATCCGCAGCGTTTAACCCGGCGTCGCTGTTCTTCAACCGTTCAAGGGCAAGCTCGATAACGCTGTCACTCGCGGCCACCGCTTTGAGCGAGTCGATCACCCGCCGCGCGATGTCGATGCCAGCACGGGCTACCAGTTCTTCGGCGGTCAGGCGCGTCTCGACGGTTTCGGTCACACTCTCGGCCATGTACGCCAAAAACGCCGCGTCTGTTGCGGGGTCCGGCGAGGTCGCCAGCCAATCGGTGTATGTCGTTTTCAGCAATGCCATTGCTATTTCCGTTCGTAGGGGTTAAAACGCGCCCGGACTGCCGGGCAAAACAGCGACCGAGCCGTTGGTCTGGCTGGGCTGGGTGAACAGGATCGTCGAGGGCTGGGCCGGGTTCGTGTCGTAGGTGAACCGCAACAGCGTGTAGCTGCCGGGGTTGACCGCCGCCGACGGCAAGCCCAATTCGTAGATGCCGCCGTCGATCTCGACAAAACCGCTTGACGTGTAGGTGCCGACCGTGGCCGTGACCAGCGTGATCTCGGTGAAGCTGGTTTGCCCGGCTTTCATGTACTCGATGGTGAGGTCGGCACTGTTGAACGCCAGGCCGGTAATCGCAGCACCGTCGCTGTCGATCGGGGTAAGCGGCACAATGACATCGGTCGCGTTGTAGGGGAGGTTGAAACTCATGCCGGTATCAAGCCTCCGGTGGGGATTAGGTTGGGGCGGGGCATCGCGTCAGACGCCGCCGCGTTTAGCTTGGTCTGCCAAAGCTCGGTGAGGTAATCCGCTCCGGCCTGATTCGGGTGAACGTCACCTTCGAGCAGGCTACTGCTAATCCGGTTGCCGTCCATTGCGGCGAGCAGGCTGACGTTCACGACGTTGGCCCCGACGTGTTCTTCGCTGGCCTCTTGGCAGGCTTCGTTGATGGCGATCACGTCCGCCTCGGACTGGCCCACCGCCTGATTCCAAAACGTGCCGATCGTCAAGATGTCCGTGATGCCGCGACCGTTGAGCCGGGTGAGCAGGTTGCCGAACTTGGTTTTGAGCGCGGCCTTTGTTTCGCCGCTGTTGTTTTGCCCGAGCCATACGATCGCGGTGTCGGCGTCCACGAGCGTCAAGTACGCGGCGAAGTCGGCATCGTCGAACAGGCCGCCGGACGCGACGCTGCTTGTCCATTCTTCGAGCGTCGAGTTGCCGATGGCTAAGCCCCACAACTTAAGGCCGTTGCTTACGTTGCCGTTGCGGAAGTAGAAGTGACCGATCCGCTGGTACTTGCCGGTCTGGTCGCCCTCGGCGGCCCGGTAGCGGTTGCGGATGATGAGCGACGCGGGCGAACCGGACGAATCCAGCGGGCCGAGTTCGGTCTTGGCAACGCCGGTCCCGCTGCTGCTGTCAACCAGTGCGGCGATAGACGACTGGCCCGACGCGGTCAGGATCAGTTGCGAGGTCAGGCCGTTGGTATGCCGGTGGTCGATCAGCCCCGCGTACAGGTTGTCGCTGTTGAGTACGGGGTTTATGGCTGTACCAGCGAACGCCGCCGCGTCGAGTGCCCAAGTCACGTCCACGATGTTGGCGGTTACGGTGTTGAGCCCCTGAATTTCCAGGCCGCTCAGCCAGCCGAGTGCGCCTTCGTCGATGCCGCCCGGCGACCAGGTGTTACCGCCGCTGGCGTTGGGCTTTTTGTAGGTGTGGCTGGCGGTGGTGGGGAACGTTACTTCGCCGCCGACATCGGGCGAGGGCGTGTAGCTTGCGGTTTCGAGCCGGTGATCGACGGTGAAGGATTCGATCGGGGCGAAGCGGAACTTGCGGAGGATGCCGTAGTAACCGTTGTCCCAGTCCTGAATGTTGGTCGCGGGCTGGCCGGCAGATAGCGAGTCGCCGATGAGTACGCAGCTCGGCCCGGCTACGAACTTGTCGTAGATGGTCTTGGCCGACACATTGCCCGACACGTTTTTGAGCGTCATGTTGCGGCCTCCGTAAGCAGTGCGAGCAGGTCGTCAGGCAGCGGTGTCGGCGTGAGCAGGATCACGCCGTCGAACAGGCTGTAAATGTTCTCGATCCGCCATTGCAGATCATCGGCCGTGCAGAATCGTGCGTCGCCCCATCGCGGCCACTTGGACTCGCCGTCGCGGTGCGGGATTTCGATCATGTCTACGCCGTAAACGTGCTTGGGCAAGTGGCTGCCTGCGAACCCGCTTTGGAACTTGGCAGATGCTTGGAGCATGTCGCGGTCGTTTAGCCGGTCGTACAGCGTAACTGTCGCGTAGTCGGTACGGTTCTCGAAGTCGCGTCGATGCCCCCACCAAAGTGAGTGCGCCTTGTTGAGCGTAGTGTGTAGCGGGTACGTTTCTGTCTCATCGACCGCCCGGTAGTAAACGCCGATACGCCGCTCGGTGATGCCGCGTAGCCGGTTGATGGCCTTGATTTGCTCATCCACCGTGCCCTGCTCGCAGTCGAGCCAGATGGGGGCGTGCGAGTCGCCAAGGCGGTCGGCAAGGTCCGATGTCTCGCGTGCGGCCCAGCCCTTGTGAGGGTTGAGCAGGCGGCTATCGTTCCAGAAGTCGATCTCCCGGATGCCGCTGCCGTGTTGGTTGTGTGTGGCGTAGATTCTCATGGATACGCCTCCCGCAATCGCTCGCTGATCTTCCCAGCGTCGTACTGCTCGCCCCACACACCGCGAGGCCGGTCAGCGTGGAACTCGATCTCATCGTCGGTCAGCGTCGCGTCACGGTCGCCGCCGTGGGTTTCCGTCACGCCCGACACGTCCGGGTTCACGTTGTTTTTGTCGTAGACCCCGCTATCGCGTTGCTCGGCTTTCCAGTTGTAGATTCGGATGTCGTCGAGGATCGCGTTGGGATGTTCATAGACAATCGCGTGGCTGCTCGCTGTAGCCCGCGTGACGTTGGCAATCAGCAGGTCGCTGTACTCGCCGCCCGCGATGATCTGGATGCCCCAGCCACGCTCACGGCCCGGTATGTGTGTGCCGTCGAGGATCGCGGTGCGGCGGACGGTGGAGTCGTTGGTCCAGGTGTACAGGCCCATTGGGTTGCCGACGAACACGCAGTCCGTCACGTTGCCGCCAAGCCGGAATTGGCACCCGTTGGCCGAAGACCGGCTCACGATGTTGCGGTGGAACTCGATGACGAAAGACGGGTCATTGTCGGCGGCGGGCCACTTGTCCGGCACGCCCGAGTTGTACCGGCCCGAGAAATAGCAGCCGTGAGCCTGAACACCCCGCCGGTAGTTGTCGATGAGCGGGTGCCAGCCGTTGTGGTCGATGACGGATTCGGTGACGGCGAAGTCGCGGACGCGGTTTGTGTAGATGCCCGCGCCACGGTCGCCTTTGTTCCAGTTGTAGCGGATGATGCAGCGGTGAACGAGGATGTCGCGGGTCTGGGCGTTGGCCTCGTCTACCGCGACGATGCCCTTCTCGAAGAAGTCGATGAGGCAATCTTCGATGAGCACGTTGCTCGCCCCGTCCGTGACGCTGATCGCGTTGGAGCGGTCGGATTTGAAGTCGTACGCGGGGGACCAAGGATTGCCGACCTCGCAGTACAGGTGCAGCCCGACAATCTGGACGTTGCTCACGCCGTCGATGCCGAACGCGCGGGTGCAGATTACAACGGGCCGGTCGCCCTCGCCGTAGACGTCGATGAGTTGGCCGTCCCGCAGGTCTACCCGGTTGCCGAGGCGGTAGGTCGCGTCGGCTTGGAGAAGCACGTCCTTGCCGGTGGCGATGGCCGAGGCCAGGTCGCCGCCCCCGGGCACGCGGATGGCGTCGGGGCGGGGCTGGCGGGCGAGGAAGCCCTCGGTGGTCGTCGGCGGGTCAGGATCGACTACGGGCGGGTCTACGGGGTCGGGCGGGGGACCGACCGGTGCATCGTCAATCAGGGCGATGACCTTGGACAGTTGGGTCTCGGCCCCGCGAATAAAAGCGCGGGACCGGATCGCCTCGGCTCGGATGTCGTCAATCTCGCTCATGCTGCCCCCCTTAAAATATTTTCAGATTTTTGCCTAAAGGGGTTGACAGTGCTTACGCGGTCGCGTAATATGTGGGTGTGGTTGGCGGAGGTCGCCAGCCCGGAACGAGACCCGAAAGAACGGACCCCGCCATGATGACTATCGAAGGCAACAGTGACACAATTCGCCAGTTCGCCCGCTGGTTTGACAAAAACATCGGCACCGAGTTCGAGGTCGATTTTGACGGAGCCGATGCCGCAATCACCTGCTTCGAGGTCACGCAAAGCGAGTACGACCGCTGCATGGCCAAGTTCGCGGAAATATCCTAACCCCTCGCCCCACTCGCTAACGCGGGCCGGGGCGGATTCGGCCGGGAGTGTACTGGCCTCAACAACCAAGTCCAGTGAAAGGGACTGACCATGGAAATCGAAATCTGCACCAACGTCGAGTACATTCGCGAACACATCTTGGTCGCCGAGTGGCTTGACGAATCGCTGGCCGACGACGCAGCCGAAGAATGGAGCAACCGCGCGTTTGGGGCCGTGATAGGCCTGGGCCTTGATCCTGTGCGACCCGGCGGGCAGCGTCAGATGTACCACGGCTGGAGCGGAACGCAGGGCTGGACCAAACGAGGCGCGGGCTGGGGCACGTTTGACGACTGCGACAAAGCCACCGAACAAAAGATGGACGCGGCTCTCCACGAAATAACAAACAACATTCACGCCGACTTCCGGCCGCTGCCCGCCGAGTCCGAGTAACCGTCTTTCACTCCGCCCCTCGCCGGAAACGGCGGGGAGTGCGGATTTATGACACCTACCCAAAAACTCATCGCACAAGCCCGATCCGTCGGCTACACCCACGCCGAGATCGCCCGGCTCTGCTCGGTCAGGCCGGCCACGGTCACCGACTGGGCCAAGGGTCGGCGTAACCCGCTGGCCGAGCTTGGTCCCCTGCTCGATGAGTTGGGCGTCGGCACTGGCCCGCCCCGCAAGCAGCCCCAGCACGATCGCGGCGGGGATGATCCAGTACTGCCGAACTAGGTCCACGACGCACCACACGCAGGCGACGGCGACCAGCAGCGGGATCATCAGGGTGTCGAGGTGCGGTCGGGTCATGCGTGCGTTTGCCGGTCTTTCAAAATCGCAATGTCGATATCGTGTTGGTCGAGCCGGTCGTCCATGTGCTTGATGCCCTCGGACATCTCCGTAATGGACTCGGCGAGCCGGTTGATCGAAGAAGCAAGCTCCGAGTCGGAAACCGCTTTATCCACGATGCCTTTTCCGAGATACTTGGCGACGCCAAACGCGGAACCGCACACGCTGATAGCCACGGTCAAAACAATTCCGACGAGGTTTATCCAGTCGGTCGCAATCACTGGCCCGGCCCCCCAGCATTAAGAGCTTCGCGGACTGCCGCACCTACCGCAGACTGGACAAGCTCGCCCTCTCGACTGCCGCTGGCCTCAAGCGACGCCCGCAGGTCGCCGTACTCAAGCGTGACGCCCTCGGTGTTGCTCCGGCCTACCGTGGTCCGCTGGTACTCGCTCACGCTGCCGTCGGGCCAAGTGTGCGTCAGGTGGCGGGACTCGCAGCCGCTGGCCGCGATCAGCAGTAAGCCAATCGCGGTCGCATTTATGATCGCCCACAAAATGTAGGTGAACGCGGGGGAGTCAAGTTGACGACGTGGAAGCATTAGTGAAACTCCACATTGCGGGTGCCGTTTTTCGTGCCTGCGTTCCAGGGTTTCCAGCCGCCGAGCCGGATCGCCGCCCAGCCAACACCGGCCCGCGCACGATTCAGCCCGCGCTGTACAGCCTTGCCAACGCGGGTCTTGCGGTTGTAATACAGGTCGAGGTCGCGGATGAAGTCTTGACGCCAGCGGCGGTCAGCCTCGCGCCGGGTCACTGTGCGCTGCTTAATCCCGTCCGGGCCGGGGATCGGGTCGTAGTTGTCGTCGTGGTTGTAGCTCGCGGGCCCAGCGACGCCGAACGGGTCAACCAGGATGTAAGCCCAGCGTGGCGAGCTTGCCCCGTCAGTCTGGTAGCCCTTGCGGATGAACTTGCCTCGTGGGGTCTGCCAGTCCTCGGCAAACTCTGCAACGTCTGGCCCCCAGTGTCGGAGCAAAATACCGCGCGGCCCGTAGCTCGGGTGTGCGTTCGCGGGTCGGTCGAGTTGGTCGGGTTCGGCGGTGGGCATGGCGACGACGCATCACTACAGACAACCACCGATTTTACCACGCTCTATGGGGTAGATGGGGTGCGTGTTTTAGACTTTTCCGCCGACGCCGCAGCATCATCCGCACGCTCAAAAGCGATCGCGGATTCCAGTCGCTCATACTTTTGCTCGACGAGCTTTATCATCCCCTCCATGCGGGGGGAGTACGGGTTGTGAACTAGCATCTTGGCAAACGCGATCGCCACCTCGTGGAAGTCCTGCTCGGCGATGAGCACAGAGTCGGGCGAGGATAGCCGCGTGGATGTCTTTGGGGCGATCTTGTCGTTTAGCATGGCGTCCTTGCCGTGGGGGGTTAAGCGTCGTGGGCGGCGAGGTGGGCGACCCACAACAGAGTCGCCAACGCGTACCACCAGGCTCCAAGTCCGGCGTGGTGGATTAACAGACAGGCGATAAGTAGGGTCATCACTCGCTCTCCGGGGTGGTGGCGGGGGCTTTGGGTTCGTGGTGGATGCACCCGAAGTCGGGGCCGGTGCGAAGAATTGATGGACCGCCCATCGCCCCGCCGCAATCTTCGCACTCGATTTCGTGCGTCGCTACCATCGTGTCGCGGGATAGGACGTTGTAGAACTTCATGCACGAGCCTCGGTCGGTCCACCACCGGCATGTCTTGCAGGTCTTATCTTCCATCACTCGCTCTCCGGGGTGGGTTCAGCGGCCTGAATAACCTTACGCAACATGGCGACAAACGTGTCGATGTCATCGAAGTCTACGGCCCATCGCTCGGTCTTGATAATCAAGTAGTGGCCGCCGCCCGCATCCTGCGTAGAGACGGTTAGGTCTTGAATTTCGTGACCAACTCGCCCGGACGAATCCTCGTCCTGGACATAGCGGTGAGTCACCGAGTCTAATGTGGGCGGCATGGGCTTATATTCCATCACTATTTCTTTCCGCCGACATCGCGGCATCGTTGCTCCGCCCGCACCTCCGCCAAACGCTGGCGGAAATACTCGGGCGTGTGGGGTCCGTTCCATGCGTCCGGGTAGTCCCGGCAATCGTCCAAGGCTATCACGCAACACTCCGCGACACGCTCTAGCTGGCGGTCGGTCAGCATGTCGGGCGTCGGTCGGTCGATGGCACGCTTGTTTTTGGGTGTTCGGGGCAATGTGTGGTTTAATCAGTCAGTGTTACTATTCGATTTCGCGGCAAGGGCGGCGGATTCGGTGGAGAAAAACGGGCCTTCCCAGTGGTCGCCTTCTTCGCAGCCGGGGCACACCAGCCACAAGTGGTCAATCGTGCCGTCGATCCCTTTGTGCGCGACCCATGTATCAATGCGGATCGGCTTTGCTCGGATTGCTTCGTCGTTTTCATCATACTGGCGGATAAAGGGGTCTTCGCCTATCCACCCATTGTGTTCGGGGTCGATCCATATGGGATCGGCGTTGGGCACCACCGGCAACCCGTCCGCCGTCTTCGGCAGCTTATCCACCACCGCCTGCAACTGCTCAAGGCGGGCGGCGGCTTTAAGCATAATCAAGCGGTCATATCGGTCGCCCGTGGACGCGGCTCTTTTTAGCGCCACCACCAGGTCTTTCGTGTCAGTCTGTTTCATCGCCAACAATCTCCGCAAAGGATTTAAGTTCTACGTCGTAACCGGCTTGTGACAAAATGTCACGCATCTGGATCGCCCCGGTGTAGTTGCTGCTGTGGATGATGATTTTGGCGGACTTGCAAACGCCCGTCCGCGCCATGCCGTCGGCAATCCGCTCGCCCTCAACCCCATCGTAGTCGAGGTAAGCCGTAGCGATCTGGTCGGCGTAATGTGACAAATGGAATGTGGCGGTGAGGAAGTCCATAGCCACCAGCGTCTTGCCCAACGCACGTCGGAATCCTTTGATGCGTCGGGGGTCGTCGTCGATGACTAGGATCATGCCGGGCCTCCCCCCTCGCAAACCTCGCACGGTTCCGCCAACAACTTCCGAAGGCGCACGATCTCCGCCACGAGCAGTTCATCGTTGCGCGGATCGCGGCCGCGATACATCGTGACCCGCCGCGACTGCACCTCGCAGATGATCGCTTCGAGGCGTGTGGCGTGGGCGGGGCCGGAGCAGTAGCCGCAGGGGTCACTTGGCATCGCTTGACTCCTTCCACGCAAGGTAGGCAAGGCAGATGGCGCGCGGGGCTGTGGGGGCAATCGCTGATGTCGGCGTTCCGTCCTCTAACCAGAGGATGACGCAAACATCCGGGGCGTCGGTGGTGTTGTCAACGTCATATCGGAGGCCCTCAAGCAAACCCCACGCCGCCGCGATGTCGAGTTCGTAGGCGGGGACGGACCGGATGTTTGCGTCGGTGTCAGGGCTGCCGGGCGGGATGCCGTCGATGTTTTCGCCCCATTTGTGGAGTTGAGTCCACCCTAAAACCTCCGCGACTCGGCGGCGGAGTTCAAGGTCGGGCAACTGTCCGGAATTTCCGGATGGTTCACTTGGCATCTTGCTGCTCCTGTTGCTTGGCCCAGGCGACGGCGGCGGCGAGGGCTTCGGGGTAGGTGGGGAATCCGTGCAGGCTGGTACGCGTGACGTACCAACCGCCGGGGCTATGGTCAATGATTACCTTGTGCTTATTCCACAGCCAGTCCTCCACGCTCGGGTGGCCGTGGGCGTCGGGGGCGGTGGTGTATCGGTTGCCGCGATACTCGATGTACTCGGGCGGATTGCCGGGGCCGAGGGTCATGCTGGGCTTGCCGAATACGGGGTGGGACTCACTCATCGCGTTCCTTTCGTTCGTGTTTTTCCATCACTTCCACGCAGGCGGTGGTGAGTTGGGTGGCGGTGAGGTCGAGGGCTTGAACAAAACCAACCTCTGCACTACCAGACTCGCTGTTAAGCATGCCTTTGCGGGCACATTGCCATGCTAGTACGTCCCGCAAATCCATCTCCACCACCCGGTCGTAGAGCAGGCGGGCGTGGTTGTAGTCACTCTCAGGCTCGAAGTTGCGAACAAGAATCGCGTCACCCCACTGGTCTTTCAGCCAGTCGCCGTTAAGCCATAGCATCGGACCCCATTCGGCGTCGCGGGCTTCGCGCCCCATCGCCCTCGCCGCTCTCTCGTTCAGGTTGTCGGGCCCCTGATTGAGTTTGGCGGTGCGGGCGGCAAGGAAGGTATCAACAGCAGCGACTAGCCGAGATGTTGCTTCACCCTCGGCGTCCCACTTCTTGTCATAATCGAACTTCGCCGCCCGCAATCGCTGGACCGCCGCCTCCAACGCAGCTTCCTTGGCGGCGATCTGCTGCTCGACCTTCTCTTGAAACACCATCAGCTTACGCCACTGATTGGTTATCTTTTTTACACGAAAGGCGAGGTCGCGGTCGGCGTAGAAGGTCGAAGGCAGGTGAGACTCGGCGTCGGCGAGTTGCTGGCGGAGGTCGGAAATCGTCTTGGCGTCGTTGTCCATGCGGATGTCGTAGGCGGTGATCTCGCGGCGGAGTGTGGCGAGTTCGGCGTCGGCATCTCGTGCAATCTGAAGGGCGTCGGAGAACTCCACAATCAGGGTCCTTGTTCCGTGGCTTTCGGTAGCGCCAATAGATCGGACTGTCATTTGCTTTTCGTATTTCATCGTTCATCCTTTGGCTGGGGTGGGGTGAGGGCTTGTTCTGTCTCAAACTGGTATTGGGTGCTTAGGTGGTATCCGCCACACTCGCGGCAGTCGCAGTAGTGAGTGTGGTCGCGGATGTAAGAAAACTTCCCCACTGCTATACCCAGTTCGCCCTTCAACCGCTCAATCTCCCGCTTTGCCTCTGCCAGTTCGCAATTAGGGCAACACGCAGCGGCCTCGCATTCGTCCCAGCCAAAGCACTCGCCAGAATTGACACGCTTGGCCCACGCTTTCGCCTCTGCCAGTTCCTCGGACTGGCGGGCATAAGCCACATCACACCGAACGTACTGCGTCATGCACGGCTCGATCGGGTCGGCGTTCCACTGGCAATCGGGTCCGGCGAAGATTTCGTCGGGGAGGTCATCGTTCATCGGGCTGCTCCTGCCGGGTCGCGGCGTGGGTGGTGGAGAGGGCTTTCCGAGCCAAGCCCGCAATTAGCTCTACCGCTGCGGCCAGGCTGTCGCGGTCCGGGAACTCTGTCATGCGACGCTGAAGTTCGTCGGTCATTTCTGCGACCTTCATCAAGTCCCCCAGCTTGTCCCCCTCGGCGGCGGAGACGGCGGATGGGCCGAAGTGCTTGTCGTAGGAGTTGTACGCGGCGCACAAAAGCCGGGCATCCATAGCCTGCATCGCATACACCGCGTCGTCTTGCGATGCGCCGATGGTGGCGATGTAGTTGCCCTTGGCGTCTACGATGCTCAGGCAGCCCGGCGTGTACTCAAGCGGCCCCGGCGAGTGCGTCTCGTTTGGTTGGTCAGGCATGGTCGGTCCTTTCCCCCGCGGGGCGGGGAGGGGGTTAATCCTTCAAAACGTCACGCATTAACTGATAAGTTTTTGGTGCCGAGCCGCCCTTGCTCCAATTCAGCCCGACTTCACACAGAAAGCTGGCTTCAATTTCGTCCCACCTTGCAATCAGGCGTGACCACTGCGGAGAAACTGCCGCGAGCTTGTGCATGTGAGGCTTGACCTCAGGGACATGCAAGAGCAGCAAAAGACAGCGGTTAAAGTCTGACGGGTCGTGTGGATAGTCTGGATCAAAGTCTATGCCTAGAGCGGCCATCGCCATCGCCTTAGAGCTAAGCCCGACATCAGGGCCGGCGAACCACTTTAGTAATCTGTCTCGCATTATCATCCTTTCGTTAGGTTTTCAATCTCCCCGCCCAGCGTTGGCCGGGCGGGTCGAGTGGTTAATGCTGCGTGTCCGGCGTTCGGTATTCTAACATTCTAACCCGCCCCGCAACCCGTTCAAGACTTTCCCCTTGATTTTGGCAAAAAATGTTGGACAATCTAACCGTGTCCAAACTCGCCCCCTACTACACCATTGCCGGACTCGCCCGTAAAAAGAACGTGAGCGATGCCGTCGTGCAAATGGCGGTCACGCGGGGCACGATCAAGACCACGACCACGCTCTGCGGCAAGGTGCTGATCCCACGCAAGGCGGGCGAGGCTTGGCAACCCAGCGACCGAGCGGCACCACGCGATGCCTGACATCCGCCCGGCCCCAAGCCCAAGAAGTAGGTACTTCACCGCTCCCCCCTCCGGTTGCGGGCGTCGGGGAACGCCACCACACGCTTACGCATCGCGTCTCGGCTGATCTGCCGCATACGCTCGCTGTAGTCCCGACGGCGCTCTTCCGCCGTCTGCTCGACCCGCGACGGCATCGCACGCATCTGTTCTCGCTGCTCACGGACCAGGCGGTACAGGACCGCCGAACGCATCGCTATGCCCGCCGGGGACTCACACATTGCCGCTGTTCGGCCCGGCTGGTAGATGCTGCTGTGCGCGCGATAGCCACAAGCCTCGGCGAGTTCGTCGGCCCGCATGTGCAGCACGTCGCGGGCGACCCCCGCGCACAACTGCCGCATGAACCCGGCAATGAAACTCCGCTCGCTTGAGACGGGCCACGCCTTGCGGTCGGGTGCCACGTGCGCCAGTATCGCCGCGCGTATCTGCTCCACGCTCGGCCTCGGTACGTCGGGGGGCCAGTCGATCATCACACCCTCCAATCCGGCTGAAAGAATCTCCCCGCGTTGAAGCCGATCTCGACGTTGCCGGTCGGCCCGTTGCGGTGCTTGGCGATCCCGATAAATGCTTTGTTATCTGGTACGGCGGTCGGGTCCACCTGCTGGCGGTAGTAGTCGGGCCGGTGGATGAACATCACCGCGTCCGCGTCCTGCTCGATCTCGCCAGAATCGCGCAGGTCTGACAGCATGGGCATCTTCACCTCGCGGCTCTCAACCTTCCGGCTTAACTGTGCGAGACATACGACCGGGATATTCAACTCACGGGCCAGGCCCTTCACACCGCGCGAGTTCTCCCCGACCGCATCGTTTGCGTTGAGGCCCGGCGTGCGAGCGATCAGGCCGAGGTAGTCGATAAACACTGCCCTTGCCCCCCGCGTCGCGTGCAGTCGGCGAGCCTCGCTGCGTATCGAGCCGATAGACATGCCCACCGCGTCAACGACGTAAAGCGGGATGTCGTTCGCCCCAACGCAAGCCTCGTAAACGTGCTGGATGTCGTCGGGTCCGGCGTTCGCTCGCGGGTCGCGCATGATGCGGGACTGGATGCCAGCCCGCGACGCGATGAACCGATCGCCAAGTTGCAGGTCAGCCATTTCAAGCGAGAAGAAAACGGTCGGCGTTCCAAACAGTGCCAGGTGCTCGGCCATCTGCAACGCCAGTTGTGTCTTGCCCATTGCCGGGCGTGCGGCCAATATGTAATTCTCCCCGCCCCGCAAGCCCTTGAGCATTTCGTCAATCGGCTCAAAGCCCACTGCCGGGCCTCGCATCGCGCCATGCTCAAGCCGATGATCGAAGTCGGCCCGCACGTCTTGTGCGATGCTCCCGATGCTCCGCGTCTTGCGAATTGGGGCGTTGCCGGTCGCGTCAATCATCGCCTTCATCGCGTCGTCCGCGATCGCGTCGGGGTCTTCCTCGCCCTTCAACGCACGCCGGGCCAGGTCTTCGAGTTGGTCGGCAAGCCGTCTCTGGCGGGCCAGCTTTCGCACCGCAGACGCAACGTACATGCAGGTTGACATACCGGCCGAATCATTCGACGCAACGCTCACGTACTCGATCGTGTCAAGGTCTAGCACGCCGAGCTTGTCCAGCTTGTGTACGAGCTTGATGTAATCCAGCGGCGGGTCTTCGTCATGCACCGCACGCATAGCCGCGTAAATTTTCTGGTGCTTGACGTGGAACAGGTCCGAGACTTTGAAGTCGGTCGCGTCCAGGTGGGCAAAACATTCTTCCGGAGCGTAAGCGATGGACCCGAGCAGTATCCGCTCGGATTCCTTGTCCACCAGCGGGGTTGGGTTGTCGGTGGTTTTTGCGATCATCGGTCGGTACTCCCGAGGATGACTTCACCGCCGCCAGCTTTTTCCCGCTCGAACCGCCCCGGCGGTAACCCGTCGCCGATGCACCGCTCAATCACCGCCTTGAGATACTTGACGGCCCCATTCACCGAGTGAGGCTGGGCCGACGACTGCACCCCCGACGACGCCGCAGCTTCGATCAGACGCCACGCGGACCAGGGCTTGCCCCCAATGTCCACCTCGGCGGGCAGCGATGCCGCGAAGTTGTCAACGGCCGAAAGTTGCCCAAAGGCTAGCGACCTGCCCATCAGCCGACCGATGGCGTCGAGGGCCTTGGTGCGTTGCCGGTCATCCGCGTCTGGCTGGCTGGCCCCGACTTCGCCTACGCCTACGTCTTCGACTACGCCTTCGCCTACGCCTAAGTGCGCAGACGATGCGCATGTGCTGCGCATGTGCTGCGCAGAACCCCCGCCATTGTCCACAATCGCGGTTTTGTCGCTTTTGGGCGTGCTTGGCGTCTGCTCGCATGTGCTGTGCGTCTGCTGCGCACATGCTGGCGGGTCGGGGTACTTGCTGGTCTTGGCCCGCTTCTGCTGATTGAATGTATGCAGCTCTAGGTATGGCTTGCCATCGACCTCGTAGAGCGTTACCAGGTCCTCGGCGACACACGCATCGACGGCCTCTTTGACGCGATCCTCCGGCCATGCGTCAAGCTGCAGCGCAAACAACTGCGTCCGCAGGATCGTGAGCCGCCCGTCATATCGCGCGAAGTCATCGACCTTGTTCAGCAGGCGACGATAAAACACTTCGTGCTCTGGCTGCAAGCGGTTGACCCGCTCGCTGTCGATGATGGATTCTCTAATGATTCGATTCGGCATTATTGCGTCCTGCTTTCTGCACTAACTTGTACCCGCTCTGATGCTGCGTCGCCGTCTTTCATGAAAATGTCGTTCAAACCGTGGACAACTGTTCATTTTCGGGACTTTGCCGGTTGTTGTGGTTCATCACCTTGCCCATCCTCCACCTCCGTAAACGTCAGGACAATGCGGGGGTTGGCCGCGTCCTTCTGGCGGTCCACGATGCCCCACTCAAGCCCGGCGTCGTCTTCAAGCAGGCCCGAATCCTCCACCCCGTCAATCGCTCCCTTGAGGCAGGCGATGATGTTTTGCGAGTCCCGCATCCGTGCAGTCTTGTGGAATGCCGCTACGTTGACCCGTGCCGCCTTCCAGCCCCGGCAGTGGCCCGGCTGTCGGATGCACTCGGCCCACGCAGCACGGCGGCTTGTAGCGACATCCTTGGCCTTCTTGCGCCAGTGGACGCGGGCGTTGGGATCGCAGCCCTTGCCGGGCCAGGGGATTTCTATTGTGAACGGCTTACTCACTCGGGGCCTCCTGCACAGAACAGATGGCATCCCGCAGGCGAGTGAGGGCTTGGTACTCGGAGCGACTAACAACCACCTGGGGGTTGTCCGGTTCCACGATAAACTCTCGCGTGGTCCACCGGCCAAGGCACGCTTCACAAAGGCGACGCCGTTTCGTTTCGCGAGCCCCCTCGTCCCATCGCGAGCTAATGACGCGAGTCGGACCGACCCCACAATCGGGGCAGGTAACGCACATCCCGCGTTCCACTCTGGACCGCAAGCCCCCGGCGCGGCGGGCTTTTGCCTCTTCTGGGTCAAGCTTGACGCCCATGTTTTGCAGCTTTCTTTGCACGCTGCGGCGTGTTCTGCCAAGTTGCTCGGCAAGCTGCGATGCTGTCATGGTGCCGTAGTTTTTGCGAATGAACTGCTCGTCGTTAAGTGAGTATCTACCCATTGTGTTTTCTTTCGTTTGGATTTCCATCACAGCACAGGTACTTGTCGTAGCAGACCGGGCAGACTTGCCGGTGACAGTCGGGGCAGTTCATGGGGTTACTCCAAAGAGCGGGGAATCCACCGCCTTGTTCGTGATCGTGGTGGACGGCCGCAGCTCGCGGGCGATACGGTTGCGTGCCATCGCCGCGTACTCCGGGTTTAACTCGATGCCGGTGTAGTCGCGTCCGAGCAAACAGGCGGCTAGCCCAGTGGTTCCCGCGCCGTTGAAGGGGTCGAGTACGCGGCAGGGGCTAGGGCTTTCGTTGTGGTCGCAGGTCTTTTGCCAGCCGATGGTCCGCGTCTCGGTGACGTGCCGCTGTTCGTCGCGGTTGGCCTTGCCGGTGTCGTCGCTGACGTTGGCCTTGCCCGGTCTGGTCGGCTTGCGGTCGCGGTCGGTGATGCGTTCCCATGGCGCACCGCACAACGGGCAGCAGCCCTTCTCGCTCGTGCTGGCCTTGATGCAGCGGGTCGGCAGCTCGCGGGGGTAGGTGGCGAAGTGGGCCTCGTTAAACCCCTCGTGGGCGATCTTCCAGACGTTGCGGGGGGTGCGGCCGGCGTAGGGTGGCGGCGATCCAAGTCCCGTATCACCATTGCGGCCAGATGGGATCGAATACTTGTCCCTATCTACTCCGCTTGCTCCCATGCGGCTGTCGGACCACGGTTCCTTCACCGCCTCCAGGTCAAAGAAGTACTTACATCCAAGCGGCCTTCTGGCTTTATGTGGTTTTACCCAAGACAAGTCTGGATTCGCACACTGATTCAGTTGTTTAATTGTTTCCCAGCATCGAACCTTGTATTGATAGTCGGACTCTTTGTATCGCGGACCCGTATCAGATGGCCCGGCCTTGCCGCCGCCGCGATAGGAGTTGAAGCTCTGGCATGAAAGAGCAACAAGCGCCTGCTCGCGTTTAGCTATCAGGTGTGGGAGCACCGCCAGTAAAACAGACACCGCTCGGCGGTTGCCTATCTGCCACCTATACCCTTGTTTTTTAGACGGCGGCTTGATGGCCTGCTCCGTTACGTTCCCAAACCCGCACAAGTCACGAGCTCTATCAACCAACGCCTTGCATGTGTTAGGAATGGTAATGCGGGCCGAAAAAACGTCGCGGCTACCGTTCCGCTTCGCCCGCGAAATCGAGATAGTTCCTTCGCCGTCTATCAGCGCGGCAAGCCACGCAGCGTCTTTCTCGCTCATTGGCGCAGGCGTTGCACCGCATGACCACTGGCCCTTCGTCAGTTGGAAGATGAACTCGTAGCTGGACGTGCAGCGGTCGCGCTGGGAACCCGGCATGGGAGCGGGTTTGTGCCAAACCACGGCATCGCGGAGATACCAGCCCTCGGCTTGCAGGGCGAACGCGACACGCCAGGGGATGCCGATGAGGTCTTTGGGTTTCAGGCCGGGTGTAATCTTGTCGGGCAGTTTTCGCTCGCAATAATCCACGGACTTACCCCTGCCGCCCGACGATGCGTTCCCGGTGTAACTATCCCCCAGATTCAGCCACAGCACCCCATCATCCCGCAGCACCCGCCACACCTCGCCGAACACAGCGACCATCGCGGCCACGAAGTCGTCGGGCGTAGGCTCAAGCCCGATCTGGTCAGCGTGTCCATAATTTCTAAGCCCAAAGTAAGGCGGGCTGGTCACGCAACAGTGGAAGTGCTGCTCGGGCAGGGTCGCCAGCACCTCGCGGCAGTCGCCTTCTAGGATGTTGTATTCGCCGTAGGTCATGCCGCCTCCGTGCAGATGGCCAGTTGAATGTTCAGAGATTTGCACGCCTCGCCCACCGCCTCAATCACCGATGAATCACCGCCGTGTGATTGAGCCAATCGCATCACCGACGTTCGGCTACGCTTCAACTCTTGGCCGATGGAGGTCCAGGTCATGCCCATGTAGTCGTGGGCGACGATCGCGGCTACTGCCCGGTCACGGACGATGTAAGCATCCTGACGGTCACTGAGCAGCAACCAGCGGGGCATTCCGGTGCGGGCTAGGTGTTGGAAGATAGCGGTCATTTTGCACCCCCGAACAGCACGCCTTGCGCGAGGCGGTTGGCGGCTATCTCGCAGTAGCGTTCTTCGACCTCAATACCGATCGCCTTCCGCCCAAGGTCTTTCGCGGCGCGGAGCGTGGTGCCGGAACCCATGAACGGGTCGAGGACGGAGCCACCCGCTTCAACTCCAGACTTCTCGATACACCACCGCATAAGTGTCTCGGGCTTCTGCGTAGGGTGTAGCCGTCCACGTTCGATCGCCTTCATTGAAAGATCACGGCGGCAATAGACTCCGTGCCCGCCCTTCATCCATGCAAGCTCGGCATCGCTAAGAAAAGTGCCAAACGCGGCGTCGTTTCGTTTGACCCAAACAAGCGTGGTGCCTACCGGCAACCGGGCTGCAAAGTGATTGCAACCCCACAGGATCACCTTTGGGTATTTGAGCCACGGCGAGGGGTTGAACGGTTGGTCATCGCCAGCCACGACATTCCCCCTGAACCGTCCGCCGCCTGCTCCGCGCCGGTTCTGGGATTGCTGGGAACCGGCTGTAAAACGCGAGGAATCTGTGTCCCAATTCATCCCATACGGCGGATCGGTCAGCACAAGGTCAACAGTCGGCAGCGTCGGCAGCACTTCCCTGCAATCCCCGTGATATATAACGATCCCGCTTTCGGTGTCTTCGTAGTAGGGCTTCAAGCTGCACCCCCAGCCCACCAAGTCAACATGGAAGTGCCCTTGTGCTTGCAGGTCCGGGCCTTGCCCCGGCGTATCAGGTTGTCACGCTCAAGCTCCGGCAATCTCCGGCTGGTCTGGACGTTAGTCAGCCCCAGCGACGCGGCAAGCTCGCCAGAGGTCCGGCCCGGTCCATCGTGGATCGCCTGCAGGATCATCGCGCGGTGGTCGGCGGCGGTCCCGGTGGACTCGACAAGCTCGGCGGCTTCGTGCGATGTGTGCGGGTCCGTCCGTCTTGCGGCGGCGGTAGGTTGTATCGTGTCGAAAAGGTTCATCGTCCGTCCTCCAGCTTGCGGAAAGTGATAGCCCATACCCATGGGTTGCTCTCCCATGAGTAGCCGCGCTTGGCGTTGATGGAGTCCCACAGCTCGGCAAAGCACTTGGTCACCGAATGGTCTGAACCAAGCCCCCACGACGCATGTGTACCGTCAACCCCTTCGCTAACGATGTCTTCTTGGCTAATCTCCTGCACCCGCTCCACCCGCACGTCGGTGACTTCGAGCGTGATGCGGCTGGCCCATCGGGGCATGAAGATCGGGGTGTTCCACCGCTGGGCGTCGATCGCTTCGGCGTCTTGCTCGGCTTTCCATCCCGCCTCAGCCGACGGGAAAGGGCGGTACATCAAGGCCCCGTCCGACTTGTACAGGATGCTGGTCGGCTCGCCCTCGGGATTGACTGTATTCCAAGTCTCCCGCACCCATAAACGGTCGCCAATCCGTCCATGCGGACAGACGCCCGGACCAGCAGAAAGCGGCTGCGGCTTCATCACCCGCCGCGACTGCGTCTTGGACCCGTTGAGGATAGCGCGGACCATCGGCGCGCTGAATATGATCGGTCGCTCTTTTGTTGCTGTCGTGGTCATCGTCCGTCCTCCCAAAGTGCCATGTTCGCGTCAATCGTCAGCTTGTTTCCGAACTTAATAGCGGCAGGTATCTCCGCAGCCCGGTACGTCTCAAGGTCTTGCTCGCTCAACAGCCGCGTGTATTCCACCACCTGCCGGGAGATTTCAGCTTTCAGCTTCGCGTGGGCGCAGGCCATGAGTACGGGGTTGTCCGTGTTGAACGTGTGGCTGAACGCGGCATCTAACCCGCCCTCGCCGTCGTGATGGATGGTCAGGGTTGCTTGCATTACGCCGACTCCGCAGCATTGGTCTTGACTTGCCACACGCCGCCGTCACATTCAGGCGGGATAAACAGGCCGGAATCTCTCATAAACTTTTCAATCTGACGAGGCGATCGCTCGTCGCCGACAGACCGCAGGAACCGCTTGCACTCGCCCGTCGTGGCCGGCGTCTCGCCCATCCACTCCGCGATAGCCTTGGCGAGCTTAGGCACGCCTTGAGGCTGGCGCACGGCCCTAGACGGTGACCGGGCGGGGCTTCCGTGCCCCTGCATCCGATCCCGGCCAGCGTCCAGAGCCAAACGCCAGAGCAACAATCGCTCGGTGAGCTTGCGTGTCTGCTTAAACCCGCGCGGCTCGCGTACCACTTCCCAGCCCGCCGCGTCGAACATCACCACGCCCCACCATGAATCTTCGTTGACGTGCTCCGGCCTCACGTCGCCATCCTTGAGCAGCCAGTAAAATCGGTAGTCGCCGATGCCGCTGGTGTGCCGCCACACCTTTAGCTCATCGTGCCGCAGGTCGGCTACAGAGTGCTTGTAGTCCGAGACGATCAGCGTGCCGGGGTAAAGCTCCACGTCGCCCCACAGCCCGTCTATGCCCCGCTCAACAAGGCCCAGCGTGTCGGGCCGCTCGCCCTTGGGTCCAAAGCTCGGCTCGATAAACGTGGTGACGTTCGCGGCTTCCCAGTGGTCGCGGATGATCGGCAGGTATTTTGCGTGTGACTTGCTCATGTTTCTATCCAATGGCCCGGCCCCTCTGTCGAGTGAGCCGGACCCCAGCCCTGTTTCGATTAGTAACCAGCAAGCCACACCAGCAAGCTCATCAACCCGAATATCACGACCAACGCCAGCCCAAACCGCACCGCGTCCCCGTCACGCGACGACGGCGGGGCATGGTCCTGGTCATCCTCGCGGTGCCGTGCTTGGCCGTAGTAGCAAAGCGGAGTGCTCGGGTCGTCATACGCGGCAGACTCTTTCATCGGCGGGCAGTCGTCAAGCAGTCCAAGCCGCTCCGCCAATACGCGGGTGTGCATCCGGTCGAGTAGTTCGTCGTCGAGGTCTTGCATGGTCGCTCCTGGGTTAGTGTGCATAAAAACACCGCGCCCGGTTAAGGGGCACGGTGCCTGTCCGGGGGTGCGAGCCTCGCCGGGATAGGTCGGGTTGTAGGACGAGGCTCGCATGGACAGATCATAAACTCGGATGGTGGCGTGTCAATACTTTTCCGCCGCTTTTCTATGTTTTTTCTTACATTAGAACGATTCTAAAAAACCCCCGCCCCACCGAAGCGGGACAGGGGCAACAGGGCTGCGGGGGTTAGTCTCGTTCGTGGTAGTCCGCTGGATCAGGCATGATAAACCCGAACATATTCGCCAGCCATGCGGAGCACATATCCAAGTAGGCATTGAACTCGGCGGTATCAAGCTCCGTCGTGCTCCGCGTGTAGTCCATCATCGTGCCCGTCTTGGGGTCTGTGATGGTCTTGCGCAGGAACCGAGACTTGAGTATCTCGTGGGCTTCCAGGTCTGTCACGCCCTCGCCCTGCTCGCGGAGGAAGTCGCCGAACGGCTTGACCATGCAAGGCCAGTAAAAGCGATTCTGGCGATCCGACCGCCGCCGCCGATACCGCGTCACTTCGATGCGGTACATGCCCCGCAGGTCGTTGATGCGGTTGGCGATCCGCGTCCGCTTGGCCGCGTCATCCATGTTGACGATGATCTCGGGCATAAACCCCGGCACGCCGGTTAGGACGGGCCGAAGTAGAAGGAGGCTTAGAAGGGGATGTCGTCGTCCTCAACCGCCTGGTGGTTGTCTTGGTAGCCTGATCCGCTGTAGCCGTCAGGGGTCGCCGAGCCGCCGCCAACGGGCTGCAAGTTCTTCATCCCCGCCTTGGCGTTTTCCTCGGACACGAAACTAAGGTTCGTGTACTTGCCGTCCTGCTCGGCCCAGCACCAGCACTGGCGGTTGAGCAATTGCTTTTCGGCAAAACTCTCGTCGGCGAACCGATCCAACGTCACGCCAGCTTGATCCATTTTGTCGAGGTCCGCGCCGCTGTATTTCAACATGCTGGCAAGGATGCCGACCGCCTTCTCGCTTAGGGTGAAGTATACCGCCGCCTCTTGATCCATCGAGTTGCGCCACACGGTCAGCACTTGTGGCGAGCCGTCTTTGGCCCGCAGGTCGTCTACCTTCTTCGTGCTGCGCTGCACCTTGACGCAGGTTACCTTGTGGTAGCCTTCGGGCATCGACGCGGCGGTGCCGCCTTCCTCTGCTTTGTCTTTCCAACTAAAACTCATATCAAGCCTCTGCTTTCTGCGGGGTGTATTTCCCGCTCTGAATGGATTCGATGAACTCTTTACGTTGAGCCACCGACGTATCTTCAAACTCTGTGATGCCAAGCTCGCCGAGCCAATGCTTGAACAAACCCGCCATCTTGTCATGCGGCACGCCGCACCCCTTCATGGCGCTGGCGATGATTCTCTTTGCCTGCTCGGTGTGTTCAAGCGGATCAGGATCGACCACGTTCTTTTTATCTTTGTCGTACAACGCCAGGCCGAACGGGTTGCCAAACGTCATCATGGCCCGCTTCATGGCATCCGTCTCTGCTTCTTTGCAGGCCGACTCGATAGCGTTGCTTAGGCTGTCAGGCTTGCTGATCCCGATGCCAAAGCCGACGCCCTCGCGGACCACGCCGCCCGCCGTGATGCGCACCTTTGCCATGTAGCCGACGCGCCACTGCTCATACTTCTGGCCCCGCTCGCTTAACTCCAATAGCTCGCGGTTGGTTTCCTGCATCAACACCGTCTCGCGTACCCAGCCGTCGAAGCCGAATATCCGGTTGGCCTCGGCGATCGCGTGCCATCCTTCGATATACGAAAGCCCTTGGCGGCTTTTTACTTTATCGCTCACCAGCGGAGCATCCAACATTCTCTTTTGTTCGTCGGTAAACATGGCTTATCCTTGTGGTAGGAATCGGGTGTCTACAGCCTTGAGCGTTTTAACCGTCTCGCCTTTAACGTCTTTCTTCACAAGCTCAGTGAACTGCTCCTTGTAAGCCTCGTCGCCTAGGACTTGCTTGCACTTGGCAAGCTTGAACGCCGACGCCCCGCTGCTGATGCACTTGCCAACTTCCTCCATGTCGCCGCCGGTCGCTTCAAACAACGCCTGCAATGCCGCCGCGTTGTCGTTGGCCTTCTTCGTGACGGTCGAGCCGATGTAATACTTCTTGGTCCCGATGATGAGTTGGGTGCCTTTGTCCTGCTGATTCAGCCATTCGTGCAGGGCTTCTTTCAGCATCTTTTGCGATTCCTTGACCGCGTCGGACCAGGCTTCCATAGCTAGCACCACCTCGGCGATCTGCTCGGGCGTGCTGTCGCAGTCGATGCTGCTGATGTTCTCGGTCGCGGCTCTTGTGATTTCGTTTGTGAGGCTCATCTTGTTGTCTCCGGTAAGGGTTGTGAATCCACGCCTACCTATTACAGAGCGGCGGGGCAAGGGCTGTGGGTTAGTCGAGCACTTGCCAGCGGGTGGCGGTGAGGAAAGACTTTTCAATGTATTCGTTGACAACCTCGTCGCACCTGTCTTTGATAACGACCTCCGCCCGGTGGTTCAAGGTGCAATAGCTACCATCGTCCATGCCGTGGTGCCTCACCCGCTTGCCCCCCGCCAGCAGGTCCAGGGCTTGCTCGCGGGTCAGGGGGTAGGGGTCGGGCTTCGCTTCCTCGGCAGGCTTGCTGGGGTCGGGGACGATACGCCAGTCGGTGGCGTGGGTATCACACGCGCCGATAAAGGTTTTACTCCACGATCCGCACACCCACCATTCAGGTACGCCCTTATGCAACCGGTGCGGGGTGATCTCGCCGGTAGTAAAGCGGCAATATCGCGCACAGCACGCCCCGCCCTCCATCGCCGCCTTCGCTTCCTCCCAGTTCATGCCCTCGGTCTTGGGGGGCTTGACGTTCGTGGAGTCGTCGGGCGCGAAGTCTGTCAGCACCGATGCGATCGCGCGGCGGGTCGCGTCTCGCAGCTTGGCCTCGTACTCGGCCAAAGTTTCAGGGGAAAGGTGTAGGTTGATGTCTATCGTTTTCATGGTGTCTCTCTGTAGGGGGTTTGGTAATCCCGCCCGCCCCTACGATGGGGAAGGCGAGCGGCCTGGCGACGCCTGACGCGCGGCCGGTGGTTAAACGTGCTTAATCTTGTGAACGCAGTAGGTGTACACCGGGCTGCTCCCGTCCCAGCGAAACTCAATCAGCCGCAGGAATACCTCGGCCTCGCAGAATCCGCCGTTGCGAAACTCCCGGCAGACCCGGCCCACAAGCGTCGGCGGGATGCCCAACTCATTGCCCGCGTTGAGGTAGCAGGACAGGTCAATATCCACCCCGCCGTCGCCGCGCTCGGTGAAGCCGTCGCAGTACACGGTCGCCGCCGACGCCGCAGCATTGGCGATCTCCTGAGCGTCGTCGGTGTACGCGGGCTGGATGCGGGGGGTCTGGGTCTTAGTCGTCGGCATCTTCCACCTCCGTTACCATCATGTAGGGGCGGGGGTAGACGCGGACATTACTCGGTTCGCTGCTTGTGGCCCCGTCATCGTGTACCGTGTCTCCGTCCGCCCCCTGCGACACATATCCCTCACCCATAATCTCGGCGTCCCGATACCACACCGGCCAAGTCTCCAGCGTGTCCAGCGGGACCGGCTCGCCGTCTCCAGAGGGGAGGGGGAGGCCGTCGAGACGGGAGAGGACAGTGTAAAAACTCGGGTCTTGATTATCGTTAGCGTGGCATCCGTGCCCATTGCCGTCAGGTTTGACGCGGTGGACGCCGTGGGCGACTCGAAGCCTGACCGCCAGCGATCCTTGGTAGCTGACCACGCAAGGCACGGCGTACGGCATCATGTCCAGCGTCACCGGCTTGGGGTCTTCGAGTGGGACGAACTTTACTTTTAGATTCTTCATGGCTTGCTCGCTTTCTGGGAGGCAAGGGCGGCGGATTGGTCTGCAAAAAACGATTCGGCGCGTATCGAATCGGACTCATCTTCGTACTTGCCGGATGTCCAGTACCCGTTTGTTGATAGCCACGCGCTAGCCCGGAATGAGTGTCCTTCTTCGTCGTATACGACCATCCCCGGAACCACCGTCACGCCGTCCGCCGTCTTAGGCAGCTTCCCGATGATCGCCTCCGCCTCCGCCAGCTTGTCGCGGAGGGATGTGAGTTCGGCGTCGGCCTCGCAAGCAATCTCCGCCGCAGCGTGGCGGGCGTCGCGGTGGCCCAACTTGTACTCGACGCCCGGACTGTTGCCCTTCTCGGACGGCTTGGGCGGTTGAATGTTCATCGTTTTGTCGCGGTAGTCGCTCATGCCATGCTCCAACGAAACAACCCGGCCAGCGCGTACAGGGCGCGTCAGCCGGGTTGATTCTGATTGTGAATGTGGTAAGGTCATGTTTGCCAGCCCTGTACTGGCCACGGGACCGGGAGTGTTGACGCACTCGCCGGTCCCATTTTGTTGAGTAGCCCAAGTCTACCGAGCGAATCGGGCGGGGTCAATACGCTTGTGCGGATTTTCCCGGACGGGAAACTTTCCGGTTACGGAAAATCGCCCTCGCGGGGATTAGGCCTGCCGAATCTCGGTGTGGTTCTCAAACGCCGGGATCAGCTCATAGACAAACTTCGGGTCTTGGAAGTAGAACCGTAGCCACCACGCGCCGACCGGCTTCGGCGGTGCCCCGCGTTCAACGTGCCAGCCGCCGCTGCCGTCGCCGTATTCTTCCTTGTATGTCCCGGTGCAGACGTGCCACTGCGAATCGTGGTAGAGCCGACCCGACTGCGATAACCGCTCGCGGCGGAGACAAACCGACCAGGCCTCGTGAACGTGCCCGCCCATCACAATGTGCGCGTCCGGCAGAAACACCGCCCGCCGGTTGGTCTGAATCACGCCCTTGGTTACGGGGCCGCCGCCGCCCGAACCGTGAAACACCTTCATTAAAAACGACTGGCGTTGTGAACCCCGGCTCAACTGGAACCGGATCCAGTACCCGTAGCCCATCGCCTCAACGCCGCTACCTCTCGCGCGCAACGCCGACACAAGACGCTCGTTCAGGTCTGTCTCGTGGTTTTTCTTGATTGCGGTTTCGTGGTTGCCTTGACCCTCACAGACCATGTGCTTTGAGTACGGCTCGTACCAGTCCGCAGCCGTGTCCACTAGCGAGTCAAGGTATCGCCCGTTCTGGTGCTCGGGCCTCACGTCGTCTTTGCTCGACCGCTTGTCATACTTGCCCTGCATCGCGCAGTACAGGTCGCCGCCGCCGATGATGCCGGCCCCGCGATCCACCGCCATGTCAAGGTGTCTTTTGAGCAGGTCGCGGCGGCACTTCGGATTGTCCCAGTGGTCGTCAGACTTGAGCAGGAACCACTGCTCGAAGTCCTCGGCGGATTCGGTGTGAACCTTCACTTTCAAAACAGACTTGGATACGCGGTCGGTGGTCCACTGCATCACTTAATCTCCGCTTTGTTCCGGTAGCCCTCGCCCCAGGCAATGTCGGCCTGCTCTTTGGCGATGCGGCTAACGTCCGCCTCGCTCATCGTCGGATTCGCCGCGTGTAGCGACTCGTGCAAAATCGCCTCTAGCTTTGCCCGGCCCCGCAGCCTCGGGTCGATGGTGATGGTCAGGTACTTCGGCGGCGGGTCTTTGCGGAACAGGTGCAACGGCAACTCGCACAGCCCGTCTATCGTGGCGTACTCGACGCGGTACTTGCCGTGATGGAGGGGGTAGGTGCGGGGCATCGTCAGATCGTCACCTCGGCGTCGGTCAGGATCGTGACCGCTCCGCTTTGCATAAGTTTAATCTTGCCCGACAGTGAGCCGGTGAACCCCTTTGCGTTCAGGGTCGCCCCGTCGTCTAACTCGATCGCGTTGGTAAAGGTCAGGTTACTGCCGCTGATGTCAAGGGTCGCGCCCGCCCCAACCTTGGCGTTCGTGACCGTGCCGGTGTACGCGGCGATCTTGATAGTTCCGCCGTAGGCGTAGGCGTTCGTCGGGGCTGACTGGAGCAGGGCGTTCCCAGCGTAGACGTTGGCGGTGGTCAGCGTCACGCCCGGCCCGCACGTCACGCCCGCGTTCAGGCCATCGACGTTGAGCGTGCCGAGGGTTGATGTCTCTGCCGGGTCCGTAGTGGCGACCCCGACGCGGCTCTGCACCTGCGGGCTGAATACGTCTAGCCGGGCAGTTCCGCTGTTAAACAGCAAGCGGCACGGCTCAAGGTTGGTATCGGTCGTGGTGCCCGCAGTGCCGTAGACCCGGCACTCGGTGGCCTGGCTGCCGAAGTCGAGCTTAATCCGGGGCGATCCGTTTGGCCGACTGCCCTGGCGTCGCCAGAATCCGATCTCGCACTCATCGGTGCCGAGTTCGACGTAGGCCGTCGCGGACCCAAACTTGTACGTCGCGGCAGCGCTGATGTACACCGCGTCGAGGTTGCCGGTGAGCGTGGCGTTATTCAGGGCGGTGAGGCCCAGCGTGATGTCACCGCCCGACGTGATGCCCTCAAACCAGGCGATGTCATTGGCGACGGGTACGGTGTCCGCCGACCAGTTCGCGGCGGTGCCGAGGTTGCCGGTTGCTGCTCCGTGATCCCAAAATCGGGTAGCCATTGTGGTGTTCCTTGTGTCATTTCCGGGAATATGCCCGGCTGGTGTTGCGGGTCTGGGGAGTTAGTGCCGGATTGCCTTGCGTGCTGCCGCGCAGGGCTGCATACTGTTTACATGGACTTGGTTGTGGTCATCATGGTTGTGCTTGTCGGGGGTGCGGCGATTGGCTGGATACCCGGCGTGGTCGCCGCGTCTCGCGGGCATCGCAACGCGGGGGCGATCATGGCGTGCGGGCTTTGCGGGATTCTGTTCTTCCCCGCGTGGATCGCCGCCCTTGTGTGGGCGATGACCGATGATGTCCAGCCTCGGATTAAGCGGGCGCGTGGCCGTCGTGGTCGCCGCCGTGTGACGCGGGCGAGTGTGGAGCGTTCCGACGCTGCCGATGCCCTTGACGACCTTGCAGGATGAATCCCTATGTTGAGACTCCCCGCCCTTATCGCTCTGGTTGCTCTGCTTCTCGCCGCGCCGTCGATGGCCGCAACGCACGTCCGAGCCAGCGGTTCGGCAAGCAGCGAAGAGCGTGAGGATTACAACTTCCGGCTTGCGCAAAACACCGAGGTAGAGGTCACAGTGTCGTGTTCCCGCAACGCTCGCGGTGCCGGGCACTTGCGGGTGTACTTCTATGAGCGCTCTCCCCAAGGCGGCTGGCGTCAAATCCGTGAGTTGCGTATGGCCTTTCGCGACAATCAGCCGGAGATAACCGGCAAGTTCACGCTGCCAGCGGGCGAGTACGCCGTGACCGTTTCGGCCCGGCGCATGGACTACTCGTTTGTGTTGGCGGATGCTCAAGATTGACCTCGGTTGTAGCGGCGGATCGCTGCGTTCATTAAAGTGGCCAATTCCATTTTTGCCAGCGTCTCAATCGCCGGGAGCTTTGCCGCCACGGCTCGCCAGCCTTTAAGTTGGCCGCGTCGGCCCCACATGTCATTGATAATGCGGTCGCGGTGTTCCCAGCATCCATCTCGCCCCAATGTGTTCATCTCGTCTATGATTTCGCGGCACCTTGAGCACGCGGGGATGCCGTATCTTTCGGTGAGCAGGTCGTGGAAGTGGTCGCCGATCCCTTTGGCGATGGTGTCGCCGCGGCCGCGAGACTTCCACGGCTTCTTCTTCGGGCAATCAAAATCAACATCGACGCCTTCGATCCCCTGCCGCTCCAACACGCCAGCGCGGAACGCCTGGCCCTGCTCGCGGTCGCGGCATGGCCCGCAGAAGTGCGAGTGCTGGCAGTGCGGGAGTAGTTGGGGGAGGGTGTGGGTCATGGGTCAACGGTGACGGTGGGGGTTCCGGTGCAGTTATTCGATATGCACGCGGCTCCAAATATGTGCGTTCCTGAAACCCTATTTGTTGTCGGATCACACGAAAAGCCAGTCGTTTTTTCTTGCCAAGTGGAACCGTTTTGCGGCGTGCCACTTGTTACAAGTTGTACCGCCCACTCGCCCGCCACTAAGGAAGTCGAACACAGCCCTGTAGTCCATGTGTAAGCATTTTTTGTATATCGCAATCTAAACTGGTGCGCGCCGCTGTCGCGGGTCCAGGTCCATTCACAATAGTCCGTCGTGTCGCTGAATCCATTAAAACTGGAGTATGCATAGGCACCGTTGGCTGTCGCACATTGCGAAGCTGCGACAATTTCACCGACCCCACTCACGGTTGCGACCTTTGGATCAGCCCCGCCATTGGCGGTGTCGGGGCAGTCCACACACGGGGCAACTACATCGCCACAGCACGCACAGTCCGCCGGGTCATCCCCCGCCTGCGTGAAGATCACTTTCCCCGTCGCGTCGAACTGGATCGCGTCGTCTTTGAAAAGTATCACGCCCATTACGCACACTCCACGCCGGTATGTACGTCGGTCCAGCCCGACTCGGCACCCTTGGCAATGACGGTCAAGGTGATCGTTTTCTTTTGAAGCTTGTTCGTCGCAGTGTCTACGCGGTAGTCGGTCACGACCTCTTGCGTTACCGGGGCTTGGGCTACCCACCGATCCCCGTCGTGCCGCAGGATGTCCCCGCTGCTGCCGTCCGGCACATACGGCGGGTCGGGCGTGCCGGGCGTGTATGGGGGGGGCAAGTCTGCCGGACGCACATATTCTTCATTAACCCACCCGAGCGTAACGGCGGGCACGCCAGCGACCAGCTTGTAGTAGACATACCCCTCCGTCCCTGCCACACGCTCGCCGTTTTGCGTTCGCTGGTTCGTTGGGCTCACCCCGGAAAGCAACTGCTCGCCGTCCTGAGCAAACACGTCGTACACAAACTCGCAAGGGTTGTCATCGTCGCCAGCAAAGCCCGAGCCGGTCACCGTGACGTGCATGATCTTCGAAGATGGCGAAAACCCCCACAGCCGCCGCTTTTTTTCCGCGTCGATGTAACCACCGGGGCGAAGCTCTACGATGTCGCCGACGTAGATCATGCCCGCTTCGCCGTCGATTTGTCCGCCCCACGCCACGGCTAGACCGAGCGTCGCGTGCGTCACGCCTTGCGTTACCGTCTCAAACTTGGCTTCGGTTACATTGAAGCGAACTTGCTCAAACTCGAACTTGCCCTCACTATCGCGGGCCGTGAGTTTAACGGTGAGGCGAGCATCGGCGTAGGGCACACTTGCCCGCGCCCGCTCATTGGACTTGACCAACGCATCTAAAGCTTCGGAGTTGCGGCGCATGTCCGACGCCGGGATCGGCTGGCCTCTGTTCCAGTTGGTTCGCACTTCGGGCATTAGCTCAAGCTCACATACGGGGCGAATGCGGTTTGTCCCGCGATCCGCACTACAAGGGTTCCGTTGCCGCGAGCGCCAGGCTCAAAGGGCTGGGGCGTGCCCGTGTTGGCCGGTGGCCGGCCGCTGGCCGGGTCGATGAATGTGGCGACGCCGTACCACTTAGCCGGGTTGTACGCCCACTCAAACTCAAAATCAAAACTTGCGTTGTTGTCGGTACTGTTCGCCGAGGACCGGATAAGCAGCCATGTATCAGCGGTGCCGTCGGGCGCGCCGTCGAATAGTCCCGCGATGCCATTTAGGAACGCGTCGCTGTTTGTAAATCCGGTTTTTTGAGCTTTAAGTAACGGGCACTTAATCGTGTTACCGCGCTTGATAACCGTCACTCGCGGAACAAATATGTCTACCTCGCCGACCTGCGTGTTCGCTTCTGTCAATTCCTCGGCTTGGCTGTAAGACTGGCCCGCCGCTAGGTCCGCGACCACGCCAAGGTCAGCACCGACTTTGATAAGGTCGCCCCGGCTGCCGTCGGTGTTGACCGCGTAGTTGCTGCTTAATCGCTCGTACACCGCCCCTAGCCGAACCGTACCCGCGAGCGAACCGCTGCCGTCCGGCCCGCCCCCGCCGCCGCTGCTGTCTTCGTCCGGTGGCACTCCATAGTTGACGGTAACCATCGCGGAGAATCCGCCCTTGTGCAGCTTGACCGACGGGATGCTTAGTACCTGAATGCCTGAAATGAACGGGTGCGGGTTGCCGGGTTGGGGGATGCCGGGAGTGGTAATGGCCTGGAACTTCTTCTGCGAACCCACTGCGTCGAGGCCGGTTACATAGAACACGGCGGTATCGGCGAACCCGTCGAGGGTCCGACTGATATTGCTGCCGATGATGGTTTCTTTTTCGACTACCGAGGGCATGGCTATCTCACGTCAGGACGGCGGGCTGGGCGCTCACCCGTCCGAGGTTTTCAAGGTTTACGTTGATTTGCTGAAGTTCCTGTAACGCGGCGGGGTCTTTCACTTCCTGCGGCTTGCCGACGGTTCCCGCCTCAAAGCTGGTCCGCAGGAACTCATCGGCCCCGAATCCTTGGGCGCGGATGAAGCTGTCACGCTTGGCCTGCTCCGCTTCGGCCTTGGCCTCGCGTGCCCGCTGCTCTTGTTCACGTTTGAACTGTTCGACCCGCCGCTGGCTCTGCTCGAACGCCCGGCGTCGCTCGTCTTCGAACGCTTCCTCTTGGGCACGCTTGCGGGCGGCTAGCTCATCGTCAATCCGTTTCAACCGCTCTTGATACAGGTCTTCGATGGCCTCGCGCTCTAGGTCGGATTGAGCTTGGATCAGCGCCTTGCGGCGTTCTTCCAAGGCGTCGAGCCGAGCGAGTGCAATATCTCTGCCGTCTGCCTGCAACTGTTCGCGGCGGCGTTGCAGGTTTACGTCATCCGTGCGGGATTTCTTGCTCGCCTCAAAGTCTAGAAAGTCTTCCAGCGTCGCGCGTGTTCCGGTCTTGAGACCTTTCTCGATACGCTCCCGCAATTCGCGAATTGCTTGATCTACGTCTTCGGCCTCAATACCGATCTGCTTCAGCACGTCCGCACCGGCGAACCCCCGCACCGCCGTCGGGCCTTGCTCGCCGCCCTCGAACCGCAGGCCGCTCCGCTGGGCCGCGTCAAACGCCTTCAGTTGGTTAATGAGGTCCGTGTATTGATTGATCGCGTCCTGTACGCGCTGGCGTCGCTGCTCGATCGAATCCACGGCGCTCGTATCGGCTTCCTGCTGAGCCTTGGCGAGCGCGTCGATCTCGGACTGCGCACCCTTGATTTCCTCGGCGACCTTGGCCCACTCTGCGGCCAGCCGCTCGGCCTCCTCCCGCGACCCGCTGATGACCTCGAAGAAATCACGCGCCGCACCGATGGCTGGGCCCAACCCAAATGGCAAAGTCTCGATCGTATCTAATGCCGATTGTAGGTCGCCAGCTAATACTTGCGTGACGGACGTGATGCCCTTAAACCCGGCTTCAATCGCGCCAAGCGCCGCGAACGCCGCGAGCAGCTTGGACGCGACGCCGCCGAGTGACAGCGATTCCTCTATTTTGTCGCCGGACTTCTTGGCCTTGCGCTCGGCCTGGTCCAGGTCTCGGTCAAGACGGGCCTGCTCAGCCTCAATCTGCACCGAGAGTTTGGAGAGCACGCTGTCTGCCACGTTCGATCCTTCCTTGCTCAGCAAGCCGCTTGCTTGCGGCCGCGTGATTGGTCTGGCCCGACTCTGCTGCTGCGATGTCGCTGATTGATCGCAGCTTTGTCATCCACTGCCCCATGCTTAGCGCCCACGGGTCGCACCCGTAGAACCGCTGTATCACGTTGGCGAGGTGGGCAAGCTCGCCGGGGCGTCCGTAAAAGATTCCGGCTCGGATGGGTCGCCCGCGTCGTCGACTTCGTCATCGTCCATGATGTCGTCCGCCCCATAAAAGCGGTCGGTCAATCGCCCCGCGAGCGTAAGCTGCTGGCCGGGATTGAGTTTCATCGCGTGGTCATGCCCGGCCTTGTCTGACACGATCCGCATCAGTGAGGTCAAGCCGTACGGCGACCGCCCAAACTTCAGCGCCTCATGCACGCTGACGAACGGGATGAGCTGCCGTGGCACAAGCCGCGTGGGTAGTGATTCAATCAGCGTCCCGATGTCAGCAACGGTCAGTGCCGGGTAGGACTGGCCGAGGTACTTGACGGGCAGGTTTGCGTCGTCTGCTAGGGTCATAGTGCAGTGTCTCCGGGGCTGGGGGTTTGTCTACGCGGTTTCATCCCACGTCTGCGTCAGTGCGCCGCTTCCGAGCAGGTTGATCGTAACTTCGCCGCGACCCTTGGCTGTGCGGTTCATCGGAAGGCTGGTCACAACCACCGTTCCCTCAAGCGTGCAGCCGGCTGTCGCCGTAAACGTCGCGGTGCCTTTAGCACTGGCGAGGTCGCCCACTGCCATGCCGCCGCCGTCGGCCATAGCTGCCGGGATCGGAGCGGTGGTTGTTGCGTCGAACTCCAGCGTCCCGGTCGCGGAGCCTTCAAACCGCACGAACACAGGCTCGTGCGTCTCGAATCCGCCATCATCAAAACCGGTCGTCTCCTCGGTGCCGACGGTGTAGGTGAATGACCATCCGCTGACCTTGAAGTTCCAGCCAGTCGGGAGTGCGATGTTGCCGCCGAGTCCTTGAATCGTTGCCATAGCGTTTCCTTTGCGTTATTGGACCAGCAGCGTGCCGGTCATCGTGGTTCTGTAGGCGTCGCCCTCGGCGACAGGTGAAGCCCCGTAGTCGTCGATCCAGCTTTGAACCTGCGTAAAGCCCGAAGCGGTGAGCGTCACGCGGTCTAGCAGCGTGCGGGCCTTGCCCCGGATCGCGTCGTGTGCCGCTAACCCGTCGGCCCGGTTCGTGTACAGGTCGTATTGCACATCCACATCGCGGGTCTCATCCGCCGCGAGAAAGAACCGCTCGGGCACGTCGCCAACAAACTGCCAGGCGAACATCGGCAGGTCCAACGCGGTTTCACCGACAACCCATCGGAGGCGTCCGCCCACGTCGCTGAATAGCGTGCCGCTGGTTTGCACCGCCGCAAGCGCGTCGTAGATCGCGGCCGACAGAGCAGACTGGCTCATGCCACACCCCCAAGCGCGGCATCGACGCCGCGACGGATCAGGTCTTGCATCTGCTTGTTCTCCCGCTTGAACACCGGACGCCACACCGGACGAGCGGGCATCACGACCGACTTGGGCAGTACATACATAATGTCCCACACCCCGCCCCGGTCACGGATCAGTAGCGGCGGCTTGCCCGGTCGCGGGACCAGCACGAGGTCGGGGAAGTCGCGGGCGCTTCGCCCCTGGTCACTGGCCCGTCGTGCGTCAGGATGGATCGGCACGGTCAGCCCGCCGCCCTTGGCCGTGATGACCCCGCCGAACTCATGAATCCGCGCGTACTCAACATTGGTTCCAACCCGTACCCTTGCCGTATCGCCACGGGTCAGCCCGCCGATGTCAATCTGTACCGAACGCCGCAGCGTTCCGGTAGCGACGCCGGGCGGACCGCCCGCAGGCGATGATCGCCCGCCGTTGCCGCGATTGCTCGCGTGCTTGCTCATGGCCTTTTTGACCGACGACTGATAATGCACGCCGGCCGCGAGCACGCCATTGCGGATGCCCTTGTCGATCGCTCGGTCTATCTTGGCTCGGTTGCTTTGATACGTCATAGCGACGTTACCCCCGGCATCCGCGATGCAATGTAGTGTTCGGCTCGACCCCGGCCCGCCATGTCCCGTTTGCCCAGCACGTTGTACTTATCCGAGCCGTGTACGATGCGGTCGCCGACGGTGATGTCCACCCCGGCAATAACGTAGATGTCGTAGGTTTCTTCTGCCCGCTCCGCGCCGATGCGGATCGCCTCGCGTGAAAGCCCCGGCTGCACGCTCGCTGCAACGCTGGTCAGGTTCGCGGCGAATGTCGTAACTACGTCGCCTTTGGTGCTGGTCTTTGTGGAGCGCTCGGTGCTGATCGTGGTGTCCAGCATGATTCCGGATGGACCCGACAGTCCTCGCGGGTTGCTTAGGGATCGCGTGGTGCTCATGCCATCACCTCCCGGCGATAGCGGTTGAGTACCGCGTCAAAGCGGCCCGACTCGACGGCCTGGTCAACCAGCGTGTAACTGTACCCGCCAAGCGATTCAGATTTCACCGACCCGTCGCGGTAGCTGCCGTCGAACGCCATTACCGCCATCTCTCGCGCGACTTGTTCGATGTCTGCGGGGACCGTCTCAAAGCCCGCCCGGTAGTCCACGAGCACGGACAGACCTCCAAAGGGCGAAGCGCCGCCAAGGTAGTTGCCGCCTAGCCCCATGCCGTTCGTAGGCCGCTGGCCGCTCACCGGCTCGAAGTAGTCAACATCCTGCCCGCCGAAGGGGAACAGGATCATGCCGGTATCGCGCTTAATCTCGTACTGGGTATCAAAGGTGTTTGGCCCGTCGATGTCGATGGCCGCTGTCTTAGCGTCGCGGCCACCCAAAGGCCGCATCCACTTGCTTGGGTTGTCGGTAACAAGCGTGGCGGTCCAGTCGGTCACGCTAGCGTTGACGTAGCTCACGACCTCGCCGACCGTCTCATAGTCCGCCCATGCCACATCGGTAGCCGTGACGCCGCCAGTGCCCCACGAGGTGAGCCGTAGTGCGGTGCTGGTTACTTGTGCCGTCGCTCGGACGCCCGACCCGGTGTAGCGGATGGTCATCGACGGGTCGCGTCCAGACGCCAGCAGGTTGACGCGCTGGAGCGGGTACTGCGGCAGGGACAGCACATCCTCACCCAGCCCGTCGACCCACTGCACATATTCATTAGCGACCAGTTCGCGGCCGTCGAGCAGCGTGGTAATCCGCTGCGAGACGACGTTTATGTATTCGGTGATGCTGTCGTCATACGCCGCATCACTGGATACGATGTTCGCCTGCCGCTTTACTGCCGCCAGCGTGGTCTTTGCAATCGAGGTGTCGAGCGTGGTAGCCATCGGTTACGCCGGGGTTGTTTGGGTCGCCTTGCGATACCAGCCGTGTACGGCCATCGTGTCGGGGTCTAGCTTTTCAACCGTCGAGCCGGGGTAGGTCACGATGACCAGGTTCTGATAGCCCCACTCGCGTAGTTCTTTTTGCAATCTCTGCCCCACGTTGAGCAGGTCGTCTGCCGCGTCTACCGTGACCAGCAACACGTCGCCCGCGTCGATGCTCATGCGGTCAAGCGTGGTCTTGATCGTGTCCGGCATCGGGGCTATTTCTTTTTGGGGGGCAACTTGACGGCCTTGTCCTTCGGCGGAGCGTCCACGGCCTTAGCCTCGGGCTTGGGGGCGGTCTGCTTTGCAATCTGGGCCGCGTTGCGGTTGATCCATCGCTGGGCGCTGGCGTCGCTGCAATCGAGCGTCTCGCCCTTGACGTGTGGGCCGCCCTCGTGCGGGAGCGTGTCGCGGGTAAAGGTGATCTTCGGCATGTCTGCGTCTCCAATTAGGGGTCAGTAAAAGCCCGGCAACGGGGTTAGCCGGTGCCGAGCGGCGGTGGAGACCTGAACGATTAGCTGACGATCTCGCCAACGCTGGCAAGGTCTGTGTCGGACGCCGGGGCGTTGCGGGGATTGACGCCGACCACGAACGCGCCGAGGTCACTGGTCGCAGTGCCGACCGTGACCGACAGGCGGAAGTGCGTAAAGTCGTTAGCGATGTCCAGTTCGTCAGGCTTGGCGTTGATGACGGCCTGGGTGTCCGACTGGTCCGTACCGGCCTGAGTCATCTGTGTGATCGCCTTGCCGCTGATGTCCTTCGCGCCGGTGCCGCTGGAATCCGTAGCCTGTTCCAGCTTGGCATCGACCGTGGCGGACGAGCCGAGGGTGCCTGCCATCACGATAGCGGCGAAGTTGTAGTACTCTGCAACCGATACCCAGTCGGAAGTCACGGTAGACGCGGTGGTCACGTCGGGGTCAATGGTCGCAAGCAGGGCGACCTGTTCAGAGGCGAGTGCATTAGTGCTCATGGTTCAATTCCTTGCGGCCGTGCCGCGTGTGGTTCAATGGTGAAAAACAAAACCGCGACCGTGGGGGCCGAGCGTGTAGCTCGGCCCCCTACGTCACGTCATGGATTAGGTGCGGGCCGCGAGGGTCACGAACGGCGAGCTAGTGCCGCTGCCGTTGTTGTCCGTGATCGGTGCGGTGAACTTCGGCTGGCCCCCGACTCGGAACACGTAGCGGAATGCCAAGTCATCGGTGTCGAAGTACAGGTGGATGCTCATGTCCTGCCGCACGCCCTCGCCCTTGACGACCGACTGGTAAGCCGAGAAGTCGATGGCGAGGATGTCGTTTAGGTCGCCGACGATCTGGCAAGCCTGGTGGCCTAGCAGCCCGTAGCCTAGCAGCGTGCCGCCGGGTGTTTCAGCGATACGACCGGCAGGGATGAACATCGGCTGATCGCCAAGGGTCAGGGTCGCCAGTTGCGGGAACGCGGTACGGTGATGCAGCCATCGGACCGACCCGGCGTTGAGGACGTGCAGCCCGGCCATCATCTTCAGCAGGTTCGCCGTGACGATGGTGTCGGCGGTCTGAGCGGCTTCCTTGGCGATGGTGACCAACGCACCCGAGTTGATGATGCCATCAGGCTTGCCGTTCCCATCGCCGTTGATGATCGCGTCGCTCACGGCGAAGTCAATCTTCGGGCCTACCTTTGAGTTAAGGTACGACTCGATGCCGACCGCCGAGTCACTGACCAATTCCTCGGTCATCGGGACCAGCACGGCCAGCTTGTTGAGCTTGATCGTGTTCTCGCCGAGCTTGGGCTTGGACTGGCTGATTGTGCCGGTCTCGCCGGTCCAGTTGGCCTGCACGCCGTCGCTACCCCATGGGGTCGTTTCGTCACGGGGGACCACAAGGGTATTGCCCGAGACAGTCACGACATCAGTGAGCGGGAGCAGGGCCTGGTCGCCGAACACGTATTCGTTGATGGCGGCGCGGAACTCATCGGGGATGAGGAAGCCGCCGTCCGCACCGATGCCGGCCGAGCCGAACGTGGTGGGTGCTTTGGTCTGAATCCCTTCCTTGTCCGGCCCCTTCATGATCTGCGGGGCGAGCAGCCGTTCGTCGCGGGTCTGCGTCAGTGCCCAGTCCTTGACGGCGGTGCAGTACTCGCCGAAGTGCTTAAAGCCGCACTTCTGCTTGTCATCGTTGCGGGGGCCGACCACGACCGGCATCGACTTGATGCGGGCGTCGGTCTCGCGGCGGGCCTCCTTGAGGATGCCCTTCACGAGTTCGGCGGTGATGGCCTTCTGGCTGGCCTTGGTTTCTTCATCGTCCTCGCCGTCCATTTTGCCTTCGACATCTTCCATGTCGTCGGCCATTTCTTCTTCGGTCGGGGCTACCGCGTTGATAACCAGCGTCGCGTCGATCTCGTTGCCCTCGGCATCGACGACTTGCAGCATCTTGGCGCGGATGAGCTTCTTGGCGTTCTTCTTCCACTCATCGACAGACTTGGCCTTGACGCCGAGCAGGTGCTCGACGGCCAAGTCTTCGGCGGTGATCTTGTTCTTGGTGAGTTCCGGCATGGTTCGAGTTCCTGGTGATTGGTGTGCGAAATCAGCGGGACGGCTTGCGTCTCGTTGGCTTCGTTCCATTCACCGGCTCGATCCTTGCGGATTCTCCGGCCCGATGGGACTGGCCCGGCTCTCTGGCTTGGTGTCCAGTCAGGCCGGGCGTGGCCTGATATTTGGTTGTCCCGACAGTGGTGGCGTGGTGCCTCTACTGTCTATATACACTACTTTCGGGTGGTTGTCAAGCGTCACATGGTTGCAGCTCGTGAAGCAAGCGTACCACACCCCTTTATCCCCGACATAGGCTATCGGGCATTTAAAGGCTCCAGTGCAAACCACCCCTAAATACGTCGGGTACAGGTTGCCAGGGTGGGGCAGAGCCTGATTAAGACGGGGCGTCAAACTTACTGGGTCGGGCCGCGTTGTGTGATACGCATCCCCAAGCCGCCAGTAATGGCGGTACTCGTGGCCCTTGACGTTGCTGGTGCTTTTGGCCTCTCATCCGACGGGAGGCTTTTCGGGGTAGCTTACCGCAGATTAAACCCGCCATCCGCGCGAATAAAAACCCCGCCGCTTTTGCCTGCAAGCATGCGACGGGGCTTATTCGGGGATGGATTGTAGCTTGCAGGCATGTGCGTATTATACGCGGGCCGATGCCAAATTCAAGCGGGTTGATCTAAAAAGCGCCGGGGTCGGATTTGCACCGCCCTATTCCAACTGGGAGTCGGTCGCATCGCTGGCTATGCTTCCGGCGCGTGGTTTACCTTTGTACATGCCCGCCCCCCGTCTGTCAATCTCGCTGAACGGCAGGATCGGGACGGTTAGGCGGTCCTTGGCGGTGGGGTCGAGGAAGTAAATATAGCGGAGTTGGTAGCCGGGGACTTTCTCGACACCTTCACGTCTTGCAAAAACGCTAAACGGCTCGCCTAGCTTATATCCTACCCTCTTGCGTAGCAGTGATGAAGATGCACGAAGCCCTACGTCGGCGAATATCTCGCCATTAGGATGACGGTACATTGTGGTGTTCTGCTTTATGGCGGTTAGTCTGAACCCGCTCGCCCGGTAGATCGTACCGTCGCCGCATTGTGTACCGTCCGCAAACGATACGCACCACTTGATCTGCGGGTATTCCTTGCGCATCCACCGGAAGGCATAACCTAACGCCCGCGACTCCCCGTTACGAGGCAGCCAGTCAGCGAAGGCCATGCGGTTCAATTCGATAAACTCGTGCCACTTTGTCCCCTCAACCAGCGCGATCGTTTTTGACTTTTGAAGCGACGGGCCAAATTGCATCGCCCCACCGCACTTGCCGTCAAGGAATACGCCCAAATGAATGTTGGAATTGATCGCGGCCTTTCCGCTGTAATGAAGGCCCTTGACGACTTTGGAGGCATCCTGCGCCGATATCGTCTTCACAATCAATCGCTTGGCGTCACCCACGGATTCCCCCTTGCAACCCGCCCCGGCAATGTGTACTGTTGAGCCAGCACAGGAGCCATACCATGACGCCCAGCCTAATCGACCGCAAGACCGCCGGATACTTCAAGCTCGCCGCGTTCTGCCCCCGATCGTTTACGTGGAAGGATGGCAAGACCGCGTACCCGTCCGAGGGTGACGCCGTAGCCGCCGCCGCATCTAAGCCGGGGCAGTATCGCGTCAGCAGGGTAGACGCCGATGGACGCCACGACCTCACTCCGTTCTCGGTGTAGCAATCACCCAAGGTATGCCTCCACGATCCGGGCCAGAGCGTTGCCGTTGCTGTTCTCGTTGGGGCCATCGCCGAATGGCCCCGCCGCCTTCGCCTTGTCGATAGCCGCCTTCACGTCGGCGGCCTGGTCGTCGTGCAACGTGAACGTCATCTGCGTAAAAGGCTCGCGGTCCCCGTCGCGCATCGCGGGTGGCTCGACCGGCTCAACATCAAATACGCCGTCATTCTCCAGCATCCTCTCGATCTCGCCATCTTCAAACCCCAGCAGGTCGATATCAAACTCGGCATCGTTCAATAGCTCGATCTCATCGCCAAGCAACAACGCATCCCAGGATGCGTCCTCACCCGTGCGATTGTCTGCGATGCGATATGCACGAGCCTCGTCCGGCGTCAGGTCCGCAACGTGAACCGGCACCTTCGTCATGCCCAGCGTCTTAGCCGCCTTCAACCGTGTATGGCCGACGATGACAATGCCATCCTTATCGACCACAATCGGCTGACGGAAGCCGTAGGTCTTGATCGACAAGGCCACCTTACCCACCGCGTCGTCGTTCTTGCGGGGGTTCTTGTCGTAGGGCTTGACGTTTTTGATGGGCCATTGCTCAACCTTCATAGCGTCTCCAATATATCGTGATTATACCGCCTTATCATACTGCCCCACCCACAACTCGCCCCGCGCTTTAGCCATCGCCAGACGCGGGAGCATCTTCAACTGAGCTGCACGACGAGCGTCTGCCGCCTTCTGCTCACGCAACCGCTCGGCCCGCTGCTCGCGTCGCATCGCCTTGACCTCGCGCCGCAAGTCCACCAGCGCCTTGACCATCGACAGGTCCGGGTCGGCAACGGCCACCGTCTCCGCCGACGACGCCGGGGCATCAGCCGGGGCCACGACCTCCGGCTCAAAACCAAACAGCGACTTGCACACTACCGGGTCCAGCGACTTGCCCATCGCGGTCACATAGGCGTCCTGGTTCGCCTGCACCGGAGCGATCGACCACTCAAGCAGCTTCCACCGGGTGTAGACACGGGTCACCGACTCGCCAAAATCCTCGCGGTCCTTCTTCGTCGGGTTGCGGTAGTCCAGCCCGATGAAGCCGACCGACACGCCGGCAGACCGTCCGGCCTTCGCCATTGCCGTGACGTAGGACCGTGCGTAGTCGGGGAGGAATGATCCGTTGTCGCCCTCGACCCGCTCCATGAATCGAGCCTTGGCAATCACCGCGTCGGCGTTCTTCTGCATCTTGCCGACGGGTACGGCAACTGGCCGGTCGTAGTCGTGATTCCAGAAGATGCCGCCAGATACATCAAACTCGCTTGCGTCCATGCCACCGGGGAGCAGCACCTCGCCGTCGCGGTCGAGTACCGACTTGGTGATCCTCGCGGTAAACAACAGCGGGTCGGCGGGGTCAGTGTCCATCTTCGCATTGATAGACTTGAGCCCCGCGTTCTCGCCGTACTTGCTGCGGAGCTTGGATAGCACGCGGTCGTGCCATGCCTTAGTGCCGGGCCGCTCAATCGTCGGGCTTAGGGTTGTTGCCATCGTTCACATCCTTGCTTTGTCGTATGCACTCGCGGCATAGCCTTAGTGCGTGTTCCTTGATCCGTTCAATCCGCTCGGCCTGTTCGGGCAACCAATCGGGGAGTTCCTCACACAGAGCATCGACCTCATCCAGGAACGCCAGCAGTTCCGACATCGCCGGGCTGAACCCCACCGTTATCGACATGCTTAGGCGATCCCGGCTCGGCCTGCCGCCTCCAGAACTTGGCGATGGCCGGTCGGTCATTCTTGGCCAGAGCTTCCTTGAGTTGCTTGAACTCGCCACCGAGCACGGGGATGAGGTCGCACCGACACGCGGGATGGATCGGCGGCGCGTCCAATGCCCGGTAATCCGCCTTCATTGTACCGCCTGCCGCGCCACGAATTGTCTCGCCTTTTGGAACAAACACGTCTTGTAGCCCGATGGACTTGCCCTTGTAAGCTTTGTCTACGGCTTGGCAGAATTGGCACGCGCCCGGAGCAACCAAGAACTCCTTGCCCTCGACGACGCCCGAATCCTGCCACGCGGCTTGCTGGCCCGTCTCATATGCCATCGCGGATTCGGTGCGGGCGATCGTCTCGGCCCGCGCATCGCTGAAGCTGGCGAATTGGTCCCGTACCCGCTGGGTTAGCTTGGCCGGGGTCTCGCCCGCTGCGATGCCATCGGCTAGCGAATCCCGCAAGCGGTTGATCGTGGTCTGATTCAGGTCTCCCGCCAGTTGTATCGAGCGTTGGCGTGCGGCTTGTTCGACCAGCGGGTTCGCCACGTCGAAGCTGACATCCAGCCCCAGTGCTTCACTGCCGCTCTGTGCGCCCGCTGCCACCATCGGAGGCAAGCCCTGCGACGCGGCATCTATCAGCGGGTCGGGCTTCAACGCTTCAATCATCGCCGTGATGCGGGGGTCGTTGCGGGCGGCGGCAAGCCTCTGCTCGTCCGTCTCATCCGCCTTGACCTTAACCCGCTTACCCTTGGCCGACTTAATCGCGGACAGGACGGCTGCCTCCTGCTCGCGGAACGCATCGGCCATGAGCCGTGCCATGCGGTTGATCGGCGTCTCCGGCTCGCCGTCGCGGATGTCATTCTCGGCTGGTTCGGTGGCTTCGCCGTCGGCGTTGGCCTTGGTGGTGTAGCCCTTGAATCCGATCGGCATGTACGCCGCGTCGGGGCCGAATTGCTTAACCGCTTCGGCCAGTTCGTCTGCGTCGCCTTCGGGCTGGTCGGTGGACTTGCAGCCGCACTCGCCATCTACCACCTTCCCCTTTGGCTGGTCGTGGTCCGGCTCGGTCGGCTTACTTCGCAGCGTCATTGTGCTGGCATCCCCGTTGGACGCCGAGAATACAACCGTGTGCAAAATCGCCTCCAGCCCGTCGAAGTCATCGCGGCCCGCGTACTGCTGGCCCTTACCCGACTCGACGTATGCCAGGGTCATATGCGGCGTGTACTCACGCTCCGGCTCATCGTTAGGCAATTCGCCGAGCGCCCGGTGCAGGGCCTCTAGCTGCTCGGACTCGACCGCGACATACACCACGTCGTGCTCGTCGGCCTCGAAGATCGCGGTCTTGCCGAACCGGACGCGGATCGGCTGGGCCATGCGGAGCGGCGCGGCGATGTCCTCGAAATGGTCGGTCTTGAGGCCCCACTTGATGGTGACATGCGGGTCGTACTCGAATCCCTCCGCGGTCAGGTCATCGGGGTCGATGATGCCGTACCCGAACGCCTCGGCCAAGTCGCGGGCGTCGCCGTTGACGGTGAGCATGACGGCGCTGGCCTTGTGCAGCTCCCGCATCCGCTTGGCGAGGTTTATCGCCTTGGTCTGCGTGCTGGACCGCGTGCGCTTGGCCTGCTCGTCGGCCCGCTCCATCTGCCCGGTGACCTTCTGGGCCCACGCCTTGCCCGCGTCGCCGCCCCATAACAGCCATGCGATCCAGCCGTTGCTCGGCCCACCGTCGGATTCTTCGGCGTCGGGGTTGCGGTTCTGCTCGTGCCGCGCAAAGAATGAAGCCATGCGGCCGACGGTGTCCGGCGACAGGTTCCGCCGGTTGGCGATGTCGCGCGCGCGGGCGATGCCGACGTCGGTCCCGCCGCGTCCGTACTCATCGCGGTAGTCAAGTCCTTGCTGCGCGGCCTCGGCCATGCTGCGGGTCGGCTTGAAGTCGATGTCGTCGTACTTGGCCGGGGCCTTGTCGTGGACGTCAAAGGTCGCGAACGCTTCAATCGTGTCGTTGTCTGACGCCTTCGTGGTCTCGCCGGTGTCGGCCGCGGGCTGCTTGGCCCGCTCGCTGCCCTTGGCCTCGGCCCGCATCGCCTCAACGATCTCGGCCACGTCCGGGGCCTGTACCGGCGTCTCCGGCACAACCGGGGCGACCGGCCCCATAATGCTCCCGAACGGCTGAGACGCCGCCTCCGCTTGCGCACGGGCCTGTGCGTCCAAGGCGCTGATCGCCACGCCGTTGATGCGGGGTTCGTCGCCGCCCTCGACCGGGGGTAGACCCATCTCCGCACGCCGCTCGTTCAGCGTCCACACGCCCTGCGGGACATACACGCCGGTATCCAGCCGCTCGCTTTCTGCGTTGGCCGGGACCGGATCGTCGTAAGCAAACACCGCGTCATCCAACAATGCCCCATCGCCGAACAGTGCGAGATACCCGCCCTGGTTTAGCGTTTCCTCGTCATGCCGCAGCATCGGCAGGATCGTGTCTTTCATCCAGGAGTAGTCGGCCGTTTCCGCGTTGGCCTTAGGCTCATACGCCGCCTTCAATTTCTGGATCGGATACCCGAAAATGCCCGCCAGTTCTTCGAGAATCTCCGCAAACTCGCCCACGTCTTTCGGCGGGAATTGCAAGGTCTGCACCCTTGCCCGGCCTGTCGTGACCAGCGCCCGGCCGACCTTCCGCACGCCCCGGTGCAGTGCGTTGATCCGCGCGTCGGTTCGCTGGGCTTCGTCGGTGCCCGCCCCCTCGATCGACAGCACATAATCGGGACGGGCCATGTTATCGAACAGGGCCTTGTCGCTGATCCGCTTGGACACTGACAGGCCGACCGTAGACCACGCGGCTC